AAATAAAAGAAGTAGTCAACAAAAATACAAATACGAATCTTGCAAGCAACATTGAGCTAGAGGCGTTTAGAAGACTCAGCAAACATCATTAAACTATCTGCACGATAGAATCATCGTTCTTTAAAACTTAAGTAGCTTACAGAGCAATATAGAGGAAGATTGCACAGTTAAGCATTTCTCAAACACGATCGCGCTTTGAAATGTATTTCGCGATCGCAAATAATTCAATCAAGAAGGTCAATGTTCCGCGTCGGGCGCGAATGTGAATTTTGCGACATGCAGAAAAGCTAAGAAGACGTGTCAATGTGCTTGCATGATAGAATAGTCGTTGACGCAAGTTTACAAGCTTTAAAAAAGAATATGGCTATGAAAAAATGGGCGGTTTATTGAATCACCATGAGTCTTGCTCAAATAGAACAAAACAAACTAGCTGACGAGTGCGATCGTGCTGGGCGATTAATGACTGATATTTTACGCGAATTGATTAGAGTACATTTACTTAGTAGTTCTAACTCTTCCGTAGACGGATTAAGCAATAATTAAGAAATGAAAAAAATTTGCACGACAAAAAACCTTGTAGATACTCATCTGCAAGATTTTGAGTTAGCCAATGCTGTATAGCTTTGTTGCTCAGTTGAGCCAAAAGTTCAAATTATCTGTTTTATCCCCATTAAGGATTAAGCGCGATCGCGAATTGACTTAGGGAAACTTTTCTCTAAGTTGTAGTTTCAACCCAGTCTATTGCAAATGCTTTCCCCTTGTCTGTTTCACCCTTGTTTAAGGATTGAGCGCGATCGCCTCTCTACGAGAATTGACTAAGCAAAAAGTAGAACTTCGACAAGGTAAATTTTTCTTTATCGAAGCCAAAAATACTACTCAAACCTGTCATTGCTGCCAGCAGATATTAACGAAACCTATTTCACCGCAAGAGTCTTTCTACTGCGAAAACTCAAAGTGTGACATGTATAACAAAGAACAGCATCCAGATATTAACGCTGCTAAGTATATTAAATCTTTTGCGATTGACCAAGTTTGACTTAGGGAAAAGTTTCTCTAAGTCAAAAAGAAAGCGATCGCGGGTTGAGTCGCGATCGCGTGATGTGTTTGACTAAGGTTAAAGCGAGATAGGAAGTTAGATAGTTAAACTACGTCGATTGAGACAGTACCAGGTAATCCGATGGTATCGGGAGTTGGATTGATTTCAATTTCATCAATACTATCAGGGGCAGGAACGGTATCAACTGGCGCAGGTGTAGGAGTTGGTTCCGTAGGCTGTTCTGGTGATGGAACAGTAGGAACAAGTTGCAATACAGCGTCTTTAGCTTTAGCTACTTGTTCCGTGTTGTTATTGAGAAGCGCGATCGCTTCTTCTATCTGCTGTGTAGAGGCTGCGCCATTTTTTGCGTCTTCCAGAGCTTTGAGGATTTGGGGCGCGACACTGTTTACCGCGTCGTGAACACCTGCGATCGCGAGTCCATTTTTTTCGATTGCTTGAAGCAACTGTTTTTGAGTTGTCATGATTAATTTTTTAAGATTTTCTACTTCGTTTTTCTTTGGTTTCCGAGACATAAAATCTTTGAACCAGGTTAGTAAAAAAGCAAACATGCGAGTGTTAGTTTTGCTTAAATGGTAGCATCAATAATAAAAGGAATTCAACATGTATCAAGAATACAAAGGAATATTGATTGAAATTTATCCAGGACATTGCGACAATGAATCAGAGCAGTATTTCTGGGCTGCTTTTGGAATTAATTATTTAGGCGATCGCTTTATTTCTCCTGAAGCAGCGCTTTTTGCAGCGATGCAAGACATCGACATTAATCGTCTAGATTGTACGTAATTGAAGCGCGATCGCTGGCATCATCTGCTGTGCTAATTACCGCGTTTTTGGTATCAAGCAAATTTCTAAAAGTTGTAGTATTTTCTGTTTGAGAAACTTTTCCACCAAGTACGGAAGAAAAGAGACGAATTAACTTTTTAATTGACCAGTTTGCATCAATTTCTGTTAGGAGTAAAGCTGCAATTATTGTTGTAGCAGTAGGAGGATTAACGTAATTTGCAGCTTTCAAAGTATTTTCTAACAAAGTGCGATCGCTTCCAAGAAATCCACCATTAACATTGACTTGCAAATCACTGGCAACAGCACGTGTGGAAATCTTAACGTCCGCGTTTGTGAGGATAGACGCGATTGCATTGTTGTTAGGAGCAACATAATCAGATGAGTTAAGCTTTGATTGCAAAGCTGTGCGATCGCTTGTCGTAAATCCTCCAGTAATTTGCACATCGCTAGGAGCCGCACGGGTAGAAGTTTTAACGTCAACCTTATCAAGAACTGCTGCTAGCCCAGTTAAAACGGGCGTGAGGTCAGAAACCCCACCAGTGCCAGTCACGACAACGACTTGATTAGTAGGCAAATCGACGAATCTACCATTAAAACTATCTAAAAGTCTTCTAGGTGAGTCGTAGCCTTGATGTACAATTTCACCAACTATATACGGTCGATTATTTGCAGCATTTGTATCAGCAGCTTTTATTTTTAATAAAGTATTATTTGCAAAAATTATTTGGTTATTTTCAAAGCGAACTGGTACGGAAATATCGAATGCTTGATTGTCAATATTTCCTGATTGAAACTTTTCTATAGCTGCAATAAGAGCGTTAGCTGAAATATTCGGAGCTATGGGATTATAGGCAATAACAAATTGTTTTGATGCATAGTCGAAAGTTACGCAATCAATTTCTGTTTGGGGCGCAGTAATAATCAAATCAGTACCGTCAGGATTCTTAATGCGGGGGAGAGATATTTCTAAGATTGTATCCCCCGCTTTAATTGTTTGTGGATTCGAGCGAATATACAAATAATCATCGGCAATTACTTGATAATCTTTAGCGGGGTCAATCTTCGCGATCGCAATCCCTGTATTTGGCACTGTTATATATACCGATGTTCCACCAACAATATCTGTAAGCTTGATTTTGGCAGTTCCCGTAGTTGGTAAACCTGTAAAAACAAACCCTAAACCAGTGCTATCAATAACAGGAATGGCGATCGCGCCCGTCCCAGTTACCGATACAATCCCAGTTGTTTTAATCGATGTATACTTACTCGATTTTGAAATATTTCCACCATTGCCAACAACTATATTGATGTTGCCAAAATTAGCTACCAGTCCATCTTTGGTAACTGGTTTATGATTCCTGGTGATATGGAAAGCTTGGGCATTGTTCGCGATCGCCTGGGAAAAAAGCCAGTCAACAATCTCAGATAAAGTTCTATTTTCGGTAATTGTTAAAGTGCTGCTGACAAGATTTAAAGATAATCCTGTGTACGCGATCGCAGTCGCTTCATTTGCAGTAACCTCACTTAATAATTCTGATTCTGCAAGTATCGGTATGCCGTCAAATCCCTTGTTGTCATTGCGGGGGTTGATGTTCAGTTGTTGGAATAAATACCCATATTTGCAAAGATATAAATCGTATAATCCATAATTAGTCCAATTTAATTCTAAATCTCCACGTACATTATGAGGCTTTACGGATTGGATTAATTTCAGAGAAAATTTACCAGTCACATCAGTGAAACCGCTTTGCTGTCCGTTCGAGTTTTTGCGAATTATTAAAACTTTGGTATCTGCGATCGCGCTTCCAGATTTAATCTTATGTTCTATTTTTAAAGTTCTTTGCAGCCACAGAAAACCTCCATAAACTTGATTGTTGTTATCTTTTGGAGCTACGAAGGGTTGTAGTGAATCTTCAATATATACGTTGTCGTTTGCATCGCCTAAGTAAGTGTCCAGATATTGCCCTGCATATCCCGTCACAGTCATATTGATAGCCGTGTTTATTGCTTCCCCATTCACCCTGTATGGTGCTGTGTTGATGTTGTAGATGTTGTGTTTACCAAAACTTGGAAGCTGTACAAGCGCTTCTACACCAACTTCAAAGCCATCAATTACAGCATTTTCGTCTAGAAAAATATTAGGTGATGCAAAATGATTGTATCCATTTCCACTGATATATGTGCCATATAATCCTATATCTGCATTAACAGATATGTCCATGTCGTGTCTAGTTGCCGACTGGTTTCTAAATCCTCCACCATACATTCGCAATTTACCAGCAGTTCCTAAACCGTCGGTATTTCTAGTAGTTGCGTTGCTGTAAGAATCAGAAGATGAGTAAACAGCGCCCTCGCAAGTAATGAAAACCTGTCCTGTATATTCGGGCGTTAGATTTTTTATTTCCCGCTTACCTAGTGTCACATCAGCGCTCGTACCAGCTAAAACTATCCACGCTTGGTTACGCAAAATTATGTATCTAAACCCGGCTCTTTCTTCTTTGAGCGTGCATCGCAGTACCAGGGATATAGCACCAGTTAAAACATAAAAATTACCAGACGAACCCGTTGTATTTATACTTGGTAGTTGTGACCAAACCTCATCCAGACTGTTGCCGCTACCTGTAGCCACCAAAGCAGATCGAGAACCAAAAGTTTGTGATGTAATTGTGATAGGCATATCAATAAATTTTAAAAATTCCTCTTGCAGCAGCTTGAATGGAGCCTAGCGACTGAATCGTATAAATGTAATCATCTGGGATTACATTTAAAGTTGAAAATTCATACTCAAACTTTTCCTCATTAACAATCCTACTCATCGCCCCAGACGCGATCGCAACTCCTGTACTATTTTTGATAGTTATATCAGCACTTGTCGGGAAAACAGAAACTCCCTCAAGCGTATGGAATTTTGCTTGTATAACTATTACATTTCCAGCAACAACACTAATCATGATTACATGTTTGAATAACGGCTTTGATTAAATAAGGACTAGCTGCGATCGCAGTAACACTAACTTTTGCTTTAGCTTTGTTGTTTGCATAATAACTTTGATTCTCACTTGCTTTGATAAAATAGCTTTGTCTTTCTGTGACTTGAGCGAAGCTTGTTTGAGACTCGTTACAACAAACTGAATATTTAATAAAAACAGAATGCTTGATGCAACCCGCGATCGCAGTTGGATTAGACTTTAGGAAATAACCCCAAGTAAAATATTTGCTGGAAAAATGTTTTAAATTAAACATGAGCAATTGTTAACTTGGCTTTGGTCTATCCGCTAATATTTTCAAAATTGCGGCTTCAACAAGATCGGAGATTTTAACTGCTTGCTGCTTAGGCACAAACTGATGCGCGATCGCGTATACATCAATTGGACAATCCCCCAAAGGCAAAGATTCTAGAAAAAGAAAAGCCTCGTCATAAGTAAAAGCGTATAAAAAGCCAGTTTCAACGCTGTGATAGATGTGTCCTTGCTGATTTCCAATCGCCCCAATTGTCAGATTGTCTCCTTTTACTAGGATTTCTCCTGTTGCTTTTATTTTGTATCGCATTTCATGTCCTGCAAATATAGTTACTGACTTAGAGAAACTTTTCCCTAAGTCAATTACATTAAATCGTTGTCAATATCAACTTTATCAATCTGACTATTAGTTATTTGCGATCGCCCGCTTGATTGAGTTGCTGCCCCTGCGGCTCCTGTAATCGCTCCTACAGCCATGTTGCTAATTAATCCGAATCTATCTGCTGAAATAGCCTCGCTTTTTAAAATTGCAACTATTGCGATCGCACCTCCCATGACTCCTAAAAGTAAGGGTGTAATTGCTCTAATAATCTCGCTGTTCATGAGTAAAAACCCGGAATAATATAGATAGTAATTGTGAACTAGTATACAAGAATGGATGCTGTTTTTTTGTTAGCGCAAAAGCATTGGCGAATACTTTCAGTTTTAATCCTTTGGTTAAACCTTGCATTTTTTCTACATTTAATTGGTAAACGTCTGGAAAAAATCAACAGCGACAAGTTAATTCTATCTTGGTTGTCTGAGATTGGATCGGACATCAGGCTATACGGAATTGTCACGTCGTTAAGTTTGACTATCGCTTATGCTTCAAGCGTATACAGTAATTATCTTGCTTGGCTGTCCAGACTAAGTTCAGTGCTAGCAAAAGTCAGCGCATTATTTTGGCTCGTACTCGTCGCGATCGCATTCACTGAAACTGCTGCGCCGCATTTTTCAAGAATTATTACTCGCAGTCAGATGAATCAAATTGACAAACGGAACGCACTAACTCTCATTCCTTTATCTGCAAGTAGCGCAAAAGTAATAATTTATATTCTTGCTTTTATATTTGGATTGGGAGCATTCGGGGTTGATATATCCCCATTGCTGAATATGAGTACGGTCGCGATCGCAATATTTGGCTTTGCAGGTGCAGAAACTTTTAAAGATATATTAGCCTCGTTAAAAATTTTTATTGACAGACTTTACTACGTCGGTTCAATTGTAGAAGTTAGTACAGATGGACTATGCAAATACGAGGGACAGTTAAAAGGCACAATTACTAAAATTACACTGTTTAATACAACTATTCAATTAGAAAAGTCAGCAACTTTTAGTAAGTCGCTGACAGTAGCAAACGGTGCAATCCGAAGTATTATTGTATATCAAGAAAATATCAAGTCACGTGAATAGCATGATGTGTTGCAAGACTGCGCGATACAAATTAACTGGTACTGCATTACCTAGCGCTGCACCATCTACTAAGTTTATTCCTGAGAATTGATACCAATTAGGCAAAGTTTGCAACCCTGCAACATCCTGAATCGACAGCGATCGCGTTATGCCATTTACCCAAATATCTAAGAAATTTTGACGACTAGCACCTTTACCATCACTAAACATAGATTTGGTAATTGTAAAACACGGCTCAAATTGATGCCGAATTTTTATTGTGTCGTTACGCTTACCAATTCGTTGAATCAAAAACGCTTGAGTTGTCGGATACATTTGCAATTCAACGTCAATATCTTTTTGCTGAGTCGCAGTCAGCTTAGATAGTTTCATTTGCGCTATGCGATCGCCTAATACGCTCCACCAGCCCAAACGAGGACGACGCGCAGGCAATCCCAACACTCGTCCCTCTCTGTCCGCAATTACGATCATTCTCTCTCTGTCCTGCGGTACATCATAATCATGGGCGTTTGCGATGCCAAATGTCACCCCATAGCCCAGTTCAATCAAGGCAGTTTTAATCATTTCCCAAGACTGCGATCGCGCATAGCCTGGGACTTGCTCTAGCGTGAAAAACCTTGGACGCTTTAATTGCAAAAATCTGATTGTTGAATACGCCATTGCAAAGTCCCGTTCTAACTCCATCGCATCAGTTTTTGCAGCAGAATAATTTTGACAAGGCAGCGAGATATGCCCAATCATTGGCTCATTTTCAATAAATCTAAAATCCAATCTCGCCGCATCTTGAATACTGCCTCGAAATAAATTGCAGCCGTATTGCTTAAAGTTTTTATCGTGCAAGTCCGCGATCGCGCTACTCAACGCTGGATTTTCTGGATCGAACTCCACTGCATTTGTATAGTGCAATCCTTCTTCAATAAAGGCTGCACCAATTCCACCACCACCACTGCAAAAATCTATAACACTACTATTTTGCATATAAGTTACTCATAACTTACTTAAGTATGTCGCACCTGACATACTATGTCAATGCATCGCTTGACTTAGAGAAAAGTTTCCCTAAGTCAAATTCAACGTCAAGTTACTGCCGCTACACGGGCAGAACTGTTGCTCGATTGCTATTTCTCAACGGTGGTCTTCCTGTCTCCATGCATCTATACATGTGGTCAAATGCTGGAGAAATGACAAGCGGGTCAGTTGGCTTTTTAATATTGCTGTTGTCAGTAAAATAGCCATGTCCAAGCTTGTCAAATAGCATACTGAATTCTGAGCAATCTAAGTCATATACGTTCTTTGGAGTTTGACTTAGATTCTCAGTGCCAGTGTGCCCTAGCCTTCTGCCTGCTATGTCGCGATCGCCTGGGGCGTTTCTACCAACGTTGATAACTTTAGACCCCCTGAGAGCTAAATCATCCATTGCTGAATAAACACAACAGTTTCTAGTTGAATAAGGTATCAATTCCCCTTCTTGTCCGCGTTCTAGTATTTGATTTGGTAAGTCAGCAGCAACTAAGAAAATATTGCGGAAAATCATTGGTAATTGCGGTATGTTGTAATGTTTTTTTAAATCTAAGTAAGCTTGGCGCAAAACACGATTACCCATTGAATGGGCGAGTAAATTTAGTCGCACTGTACAAGGCTCGTAACCCTGCATCGTAGTTTCTGGGCGAGTTTGCCAGTCTAGAAACATCATTAACAAGCGAGCAAATGCGACACCTGATGAGTCAGAAGTCACTTGATCTGTAATGTATCTTTCTCCCATGTTTACGGGAGAAACTTCACTCGCCCAGATAATAGGAATAACCCCGTATGCTCCTGACTTCCTGCTATCTAATAATGATTGAAGTCGTTTAGCACCATTGATTGCAGCTTCAGGAGCAACGTTAAAGCCATGTATGTAAAACAATAATTGCTGATATCCAGAGATTCGCAAGTTGTTAAATACTGCATCGCTACCTACTTCGTCCATTGCAGTTGTCGTATCGCTGCGATCGCAGAAGTGCAACGATTGTTGAGCAGTCGAATTGTTCAAGTCAAATTCAACTGCTCTAGGTAAAGTCCCAGACTTACCTTGTTTCATGACTCGATTTGTAATAATTAGCATTGCACTTCACGTAGGTTGTTACTAGTAGGATTGTACCATTGCTTAAGCAGGTAATCTCCAAACTTGAACAGCAGTATAGTTTTCACGAACGCGAGACTGAATCCCGCGAGTTAAATAGACTTGAATCGTAGCTGTTTGTCCTTGTGTCATTTGCAACGGCTCAGGATTAGAGCCATTTAAAGTTATATCTCCGTATGCACTGTCCGCTTGCTGGATAATTGCAATTTCTTGACTGTTTGAAAAGAGGGATAATTTAACAGCAAGAGCGCTGCTACTGGGCGCTAACGTGTCAACTCTTGCGGAGACATCAAAAAGATATTGTCCTGTAACTGGTGCTGTAAATACACCTGATGTTGCAAATCCTTCGCCTTTTAAGGATTCAAATGGTACGACATAATAAGCGGTATTTCCTGGAATAGCGTAAAGCGCAGTTTTTCTTGCAACTGCGACAGAGACACGCGATCGCGAGTTTGCATAATCGATAGTTGCGTAATTATCTATGTTGATGGCTGCTGGACGCACCTCGAATAGTGGGTAATTCTGAACGGAAATAATAGCGTTATTCGCGCTGACAACTCTAGCAATTTCAAGTCCTATTGTCGGGCGATTTGCTGAGACAACAATTGTCCCTAAATCGCTAATCCAAATGATACTTGTCGCGTTATTGGGGACTGTAATTGTACTTGCTGCGATCGCAACGACAAGTACGCCAATTTTAACGGAACCAGCAGCAACACTTAAATTTAGACCAGCAACGGGCTTAACTTGAAAAGCAGTAGACAACTGACTTTTTAAATCTGCGACTTGCTGATTTGCTAACGCAAGCGCTTCGTCCAAGCTGGCAATTTTTTGAGCAACTGCATTAATCCATGCCGCGCGAAGATAGTCAGTATCTTGAGCTACTTGTCCGAGATTGATAATATCTGCCATTTACGCGACTCTCCAGATAATTAAATTGTTTTGAGAACCCCCGATAATTTCGCTTGGGTCACTATAAGCAGTCGCCCCGTTTGAGTAATAAATGTTTGCGCGAACCTCAATTTGAGTTGCAGCGCTTAACGAACTCAAATAGACTAGCCCATTACCTTGGAATAATGACGAGACAGTATAAGGCAATCGCTTCTCAGTACGGAAAAATCCTTCAAGTTCGCCTACTGACAATGAAGATAAATAAGCTCTAGCACCTGATTTTGTTGGCTCTGTTGCTGAATTTGGTTGCAATTGCAGATTTAAATTCACGTAAAAAAGATAATTCCCAGCAGTTGGTACTGTAAAAATACCACCTGACATATTTGCACTACCAAGCAACGTAGAATCCCAAGCCACGCGAACATTGCCTGATGATGAGCCATTGTTACATACGATTTGGTCACTAGTTCTTCTTGTCCAGACAATTGGGCGAGGCAATAGCCCGACACCTAGCGCTGCGATCGCGTCTTCTACATATTGAGCGGTAGATATTTCAGTAGCTTTTTCAGCAGTCGCGACAGGGAAGCTTAAAGCAGCCCTTTTTGATGTTCCAGTCATCACAGCATTGTTTCTAGGGAGTCCGGCTACAATTGTTAGATATCCGCTCAAATCCGGAGGCTGCACAGATGCGATCGCATCTCTAACATCTCCTCTTGCTGCTGCTTCTGCGCTGCCTTGCCATGTTATTGGGGAGAATCCAACTATTTGCGCTCCTGTCCCTCCGACTGCACCTTTGCTTGCTATCTGGAACCAGTTTGCATTATTTGTTGCTGGTGGTGTTTGTCCTGTTAGCGATGCAGAATTTACCCAGACGTAAGAATTGCCATTGTAATTGATTAAATCCCCATATACGTAAGCTGTAGCTGCGCTATAAGCTCCTTTTGGTGTGAACTTAGAACTAATCCGATCGCGGTAAACTGCAATTGTAGTCAGCAGTTCCGCGATACGATAAAGACTGATATTTAAATAGGGTTGTTCTGCGGGAATCCCGACTAGAGCAGAAAAATCAATACTTGCAACGTCGGGTACGACAGCATGAATTTTTGCAGATGCGATCGCAAGATTTTCTGTTCTATCAACTTTGTCAAGCCGTTGCGAATTGGCGACGTGGACGCTACCCGTGTACCAAAGTCCATCAGTTGCCCATAAATGAGTTGCGCCTTTGTACTCAATACCATCTAAAAAGTAAAAAGTAGAAGTTGTAACTGTTCTAAACTGCTCAAAATACCAAGTAATCCCCTCTGTCGTTACGTTAGGGGTTCCCGCTAGATTCTGAGACTGAGGTACGTTGATTGTAAATGAACCATTGGCGATCGCTGCCTCAATAGGTAGCATCACTAATGTTTTTGGATTTGTTGAATTGTCAATAAAAATATGGTCAGGAGTTGCCCTGATGATTCCGTTGACGCTTCCGTTAATTTTGCCTGTGATTGTAGTCATTGTTTTGTAAATTTTTTACTTAGGGAAACTTTTCCCTAAGTCAAGGGCGAGCAAAGCGAAGAAATAATGATATCTGAGCTTGAATAGATGTTGCAGTAGCTCCGTTCTTGGTTGCTTCAAGTCTAAGAAACCAAGAATTACCAGGCAAGAAGATACTAGGATTTTGGGTTATTCTTCTATACGTGATTCCTGTAGCTGGTATATTTTGCGTGTTTTCTGGAAAGCTGTACTCTGTTCCTGAAAACGTCCCAGTACCTAGATAATGTCTGAGTTTAAAGCTGTAGAAGTTAGTGGAATCATGCGCGATCGCGCCTGTGAGAGTGTTTGAAAGTATCCCAAAAGCATGTTCGATTTTAATGCGATTCCCTGTGTTATTGAAAAATGGAACAGCTTTGTTTACGCCAGAGCTTGAGCTAAAACTCGACAGAAAATCAAAAAGGATTGTATTGCTTAACCATAGTTGATTTGCTGCGTCCCATCTCCAAGGCTGGGGATAGATTGCCCCTGGTTCAAACCAAATAAATCCATTATCAGGATTAACAGGCGCAGAAGCATCATAAGCGATCGCACCTTTAATAATTTCTGCAACTTTCCCTTTACTATTAATTGAAATTTTTGCAGGATTTTCAAAAATTCCAGGTTCGACAATATCTTCATTTCCTGGGAAAACAATCAAGGGTCGTTCAATCCCCGTGTAATCGTCTTCATCTGGTAAAAATGGAAAAGCTTCTCGCAGGATTTCAACGTAGTCAAGAAGCTCGGAAAGCTTTAATTCCCTTCCATTCGCTTCAACAAACTTCATCCCATGAATCAAATCAAAGATTAGCTTTGCACCAACTGCGGCGATCGCAAGGTATTCGACTGCTGCATCTTCATTTGTTTCAAGTTCGATAAATCTGTAAAAGGCATTCTCCAAATCAATTTGTTTTTCTGTTGCGACGCTTGCATTGACAAGGGAATTAATTAGATTTTTCATTTTTAACAACAGGTGCTTTTTTAAATATTGACTCCCCCGTTTGAAACAACAAGTATCTATTAGCAGCTTTGACATCATGTTGAGCAATACTTAAGCATTGCTTTTTAATCCCAGAATGCTTAGAAGCAAGATGTACTAATAGTTTTTCAATTTCCGATTGAGTCGCTGGTCTACACATATCTTTAGTAGTTGTAAGTTATTTGTCCAATACTGCGATCGCTGAATGTCAAAGTAATCGTAAGCGTGTCAAGTTTGCCAACTGTCCAAAGATTGGGCATAGTCGCAGGCATAGCAAACTGATTCAACTCAATATTGATAATTCCTGGAAGGACACCAGGGATTGACTGTATTCTTGCTTCAATTGCTTTGTTGTATATTGAATCCCCAGGCGGTAAATTACCAGGCTTTAAGTAATTTCTGATGTTCTCTGCGATCGCGCTTGCAATTGATTCAGGGAGTACAGATGTATTAACTCCGACAACGACATTGACGTTGACAACAAAATTCTGAATTGACCAGACGTTGATTGTTGCCATTGCAGAAACAGAATTAAGCTCGTTTGTCAGCGCAGATATTTGAGCATTGCTAAGTGTTGAGCCATCTGCGTTAAGTCCGAATACGCCTACGTAGCCATTTGCAAATGTTGCTTGATCAGCCTTCATTCGTCCAAGCGCGATCGCTGTCGATCCAATTCCTAAAAAGTTTATTGTTGCTCGGACAAAATCATCTTCACTAATTAGAGTATCTCGACTTCGCAACAATCCGTAAACTCTCTGTTGGAAATCTGCGTCTGATTCTTCGTTTCGTCCTCCTGTTACTGCATCAGTCAAAGTTATTGTTCCTAGCTTTCGCAAACTGGGGAATGACACTGCTGTTGCAGACGAGGCATTCCCGCGATCGCCTTCTACTGTGCAAATGATGTTGACTTCTGCATAGTCCGTATAAGATGAGATCGCAAGGGGTTCAACAGTTTCATAAATCAATCCGTTGATTGAAATATTGAATCCCTCTGGCAATACGAAGGATTCTCCATATAATCCATCCAGCCTTACTCCTATTCTGCCTATTGCTTTTGCACCTGTTTGCTTTTCCAATCCAAATAAAGCAATTCTGTTTTTTTCCAGAGTCGTAGCTAATCCGTTGACTGCGGACAAAACAGTCTCGCCTTGTTTTGCTGTTGCTTCCAAAATTGCAACAACTGGAGATGCAGGAGAAAAATCATTTAATCTACCTGCGCTAACTGCGATCGCTCTTTCTTTGCCAATGTTTAATAAATCCTGAACTGTCTTTTTATCAATAGCTGGTGTGTCCATTTCCTCTCACTTTGACTTAGGGAAACTTTTCCCTAAGTGCTTTTTAAGTTGGTTGTTTACCTGCGATCGCCCAATACACAAACCCTGCTTGGGGTGGAATCGCTGTCCTGTCGAGCTTTCGTTGAGCAAAATGTAAATGCGGTCCCGTTGACGCTCCTGTATTCCCAGAGCGAGCAATAACATCTCCTGCTTTTGCTTTCCCTGAGAATCCAGAGGATAAATGCATATATTGCCAAATAAAACCCCCGTAGGTAAATTCTACTATGTTCCCGCCTGCCCCGGAGTTTGGGACGTATTTTACATCGACTGTTTCGCCTGGTTTGACGATTGGATAAAGTGGAGTACCGACAGGCATTGGTACATCTGTACCTTGGTGATTTGTTGAACCAATGCCACCGGGAGAGGCGCGGGGTCCAAAAGGAGAGGAAACTGTATAGCCTGCTATTTTGTCGCCCCGTTTAGGTGACGCTTGGAGGTTCGCGGGTACAAATAAAGTAGAACCAACGGAGGGAGCGCTACCAGTTGCGGCAGGTGTTGCTACTTGTTTTGCTTTGATTTTGACTGGTAAATAAAGATTGATGCTTGTCGCGATCGCATTGTCGTTATAGCTGTGGGAGACTTCGCTGATTCTGTAAGCTTGCGCGATCGCGTTTCCTAGATTTACGTCATCATCTAGTTTCAGTATTTGTCCGGGTTGTGCGAGTAATATCTCAGGCATCATCATAGTGTTGATGCTGATTGAGGATTCAAATCCTTTTCCGATTTCATCGCCTGGTTTTAACTTTAAATCTAAAATACCAGATGGATTAGTCGGAGTTGGAACAACAAAAGGAGGCTTAATTGAGTCTGGAGATTTACTTGCAAGCACTCGATCGGAAGAAGCGCGATCGCCCCATGTTGCGCCGGGTCTTAGTGCGATCGCTTTTACAATAATTGTTTTGTCATCGGGTTTTAGCTCTTTGATATTGAGCTTGGTTGCTTCTCCACGAATAAATAATCCCTGGGATTTTGCAACTTTGAGCAAATACTCATAATCTGATTCAGATTGCAAACTACTTGCAATAATATTATTTGCTGCGGGTCCGAATTCTCCCAAGTCGCCACCTGTTTTTTTGACAAACTCTTGCGCGATTTGACGCACAGTTGTATTTTGACGGATTTTGTAAATTTTTGAGTTAGCTGATAATTTTGCACTTTTCGCAATCGCGTAAGTAATTTGCTTTCCCATTATCCGCGTAGTGTTTGGGTAATCGTTACTGCCTCTGACATCAGTAAGCAAAAATTGGTAAGTCCCACTTTCGGAAGCTTTGTCATAGAATCCAAGTTCAATATTAATTATTATCCCCTCCTTCACATCAACAGTAGGCGCGATCGCTGTGGGAGTAGTAGCAGGGGCAATTGTTGGAGTAGTGGTTGGAGTAGCAGTTGTGGGAGTAGCAGGACTTGTCGCAGAAGTTGCTGCTGGGGTTTTTGATGCGCTTTGAATAAACTTTTGAATGTTTGCAAGAAAAGTAGTACGTTTGCCCCCTGGTGTTCCTTGTCCGTATGGATTGCCTTGAATTGATGCCCATTCGTATCTAGCGCCTAGTCCTTTGCCTTTACCGTCGATTGCAGCTTCAAAGCGTCCGGCAATTACATCATCAAGTATTTGTCGATAAATCATTCGTCCGACTGCAAGTATCTCTTGTGAAACTGGCTTAAAGTCAACTAGTCCTAATTTCCGATATCCATAAGCATCATCTTCCCAGACAAAATCCATCGTTTGGTAACGTCCAGTTGCACTGCTTGTAAATCTTCCTGATGAGATTCTGCGCTTGGGATGGGAGCTTAACGAGCAAGGGCTAAACGTTTCTTTGCCTCCTGTATCACCAAATAAATATCCGTATCCTCCTTTTGCTTCTGCGTCTTCGCCTAGTTCCGCGATCGCAATTGCTTTTAAAAAAGCTTGGACGTTTACACTTTTTAAAGCTTCCAAGCATCTTTTACCAGTAGAAGTTAGCTTTGATAAATCGGAACCGCAGCCAAAGCGTTTTTCAATATTTTTTAAATAGTCAACGCCTAGCAATGTTGCACCTGATGCTGTGCTGGATGTTGCTTCAGACTGGGGATTTTCCAGTAAATTTGCAGGTATCATAATACCTCCTTTTGATTGGAATTCTGTAAGCAATAAATTCAATACTTTTAATCCAGGGTCATAAAACGAGAAAGAGCAACTAGACGATCGCTCTTGTTCTGCAATGCTTACATTGCATTGCTGCAAATAACCATCACCTGTTTCGTAGAAAAATTTATCAGCTATTTGAATTTTGCAAAAAGGCGATCGCAGAAACATAAACTTTTCACACTCAAGTTTTTATATAATAAATCAAACACTTCAAGGTAAACACTGAAATGGGCACAATTAGAGCAGCAAAAACAACATTAATCAAAGCAAAAAATGTTGCTGGCGATTTATTGGAAAAATCACAATTACTAACAGTCAAAGAAGGACAAGTTTTAGCTGTTCAAAAAGTCACGGACGACAAAAATCAACATGCAAAAATAATGTTAGCTTCCCCCGCGATCGCAGATGACGGAACTAGTAGTTTACAAGAAGTCTACGGATACGAACCACATTGGATTATTCCTCCTGAGATGATGCCCAGAGAAATAAAGCTAGCTGCAAAATATCGCAGTCAATTAGACAACTTCACAGGCGATCATGGAACCCCGTATAGACAATGTGCTTTGACTTCAAGAGCGATCGCACTAGACTGGGCGTTAAAACGATTTGGACAAGAAGGTCTAGATGCTCGTGCAGCAAAAGAAGGATTCAGAGAAGGCGAAGGCTGGTACGGCAGAGTTCTCAAAGAATACGGCGACACGACAATACACGAATTTCATACAAAAGCATTTAAAGAATTTGCTGTAGAATCTTACTTCACAATGACAGCTTCATTATCAGACTTGATTGAAGCGCTTGAATGTCAAATGTGTGTCCCTATCTCAGTTAGCTACAAATCAAGCGGTCACGTCATTTGTGTAGTTGGCTACAATCCAGAACAAAAGTTTTTCTGGATTCACGATCCTTATGGATGTCGAGCAGGCAGCGCTGACTACTATTCAGTCAGAGGAGGTAACGCAGGTGCATTTGATAAATACTCGTTGGACGTAATGCGCGACATCTGGGGCGATCGCGGCAACAAAGATTCGGGCTGGGCGCATTTTATCACTTCAGTTGCGAATCAACCAACAGGAGTAAAATCGGGAATGTAATTCAAACTCACTTAGGGAAAAGTTTCCCTAAGTGAAAAATCAAAATAACTTGGAATTTTAAAATGGTGACAAATCTTTTTCTAGAATTAGCTGTAATTGATTGGGAAAGCGAGGTTATTGACTACGAAGATTTGCAAAATATTACTTCCCAAATGTATCCAGGGCGATCGCATGAGGAGAGAGCAAAGCTGATTCGTTCTAGCTACGGACGTTTGTATAAAATCTGGCGTTTTTTGTACAAACTTTCTCCGAACATAAGTATTATTGAGTGCATACTGACAAAACTTGTTGGTAGAAGCATCACCGTGGGTCCCGTGACTATCTATGGTTGCAATGCAATGATGTGGTACTGGGAAATTTACGGTAGTTACAAAGGCGATCGCGGGTACTGGCTATTTCGTCCGCCATGCTTCAAAATCTTTGGACACAGGGGTTTCACTTTGGGTAGATTGTACTGGAGTCCAGACGGTACACCAGGGCATGGAAAAGCAAAAAATTTTTATGGGAAGGAGTCAGGGTATTGAAAGACGTAGATTTGATTATAAAGAACAAAGGATATCTAACAGGCGATACTTTTTTTGACACCTTTATCGGACCCAAGCTTGAGGAAAGCGACGAAAGTAATCGAAGAATTATGGATCGAGTTCGTCGGGTTTTCCAATGTGCAAACAAAATTAGCGAAGTCGTAAGAAGACATCGCAACGCTTTAATTGGTACACCACCTTCTTACAATTTTGGCAATACCTCAGACGCGCAAGCACAAGCGATCGCAGAACAACTAAAATCTTTGATGAAAGAATGGCAACGCTTGAATCTTTTCCAAGATGGGGCGCAGTCAAATCCTGTAAATAAAGCAATTGACGATTGCTTGACGACTGGATATGGATATTTAAGATTGTGGAGTCCGTTAAAGTATGTGCGATCGCAGAATCCGTTTAAACAAGTCGCGATGCATTCGCCCGATCCTTTGAGCGTTGAGATTAAACGAGATGCTGACGGATTTAGCAAGCAAATCCGTTACGCTTACTACGACGAAGATGGAAAGCGCTTTTTTGAGGTGCAAGAAATAAGTGCCGAAACGGACTTTACGACAATATGGACAGAAGACGAAAAGCGCGATCGCGTCAAAATGGTAGACGCGCTGACAGGGCTAGAGTACGACGAAATTAATTTAAATCTTGGAGGTAGATATACAATTCACGAATTCAGGCGATCGCCTTTGATCACAGACACAATACGCAGGGCACAAGATGCAATTAATTATGCGTTGACGCTAGTTCCATCACTCAACGAGTACTCAGGATTTCTACTGCACTTGATTCTTAACGGACAACCACCTGGAGAATGGCAAAAAGATGCAGCAACAGGTAAAGACAAGTTTGTCCCTGATGCTGCTGTAAAAATGTCGCCAGGGTCTATTAACTATATACAGGGTGTTCCTTTGTACAAGGAAGATAGCGAAAATCCAACAGGCTATACAAATCCTCAAGTTGACACGACACAGCCAGCGACGATCGCGCATCTATTCGAGACGTACAAACTGTTCTCCTCAGTAATATATGAGTCAGTCGGTCAAGGGCACATCTTAAATAGTGACATGCAAATTTCAGGATTGAGCAGACAGCAACAGCGAAGCGACTTTAAAATTGCATTACTTGAAGATGCAACAACTATTGAGCTAGTTCTTAGCGATGCATACATGGCAGCGTTGTTAATGCTCAATCGCGATCGCCCTCAAGATTATTTAGATATTAATTTAGATATCGATCTAAAAATCCACACTGGGGAAATGTTACCAGAGGATAGAAATACTGTAAGAAATGATTACACTGCTGGGTTACTTTCAAGACAAACCGCGATCGCATCTCAGGGACATGTCGAAGATACTGCGACTGAAATCGAAACAATCGAATCAGAACTTGAAACGTATAAAGACTCGCTAACTCCAAGAACTAATAAAGCCACATCGATAAGTAACGAATCTAACAAAATTTAGGCACAAAAAAATGCAGTAGCACTAACTGCATTTTGTTAAGCAAAAGGGCATCTATCCAAGCTATAAGCATAGTAAAATTATACTATGCAATCGCACTTAGGGAAAAGTTTCCCTAACCACCGATACTAAAACTAGTCGCAGGTAATCTCTTCGCACTGCGATTTTTCTTTGCATAATACAAAATCAATTGTCCAGCGCTGTCAACTTGGTCATCAGTCGATCCATTGGGGAAAGTTATAAATTCCGTTTCAACATCATCTGCAATACTATTATCTGGCAACCAGATATTGCCAGACTCAAAATAAGGCGCGATCGCCCTTGCTCTAATTTCTTTATCATCTTTGGGAGATATTGCAACTATTCCTGAAAACACTTCTTTCAAATCCTCAATAATGTCTGCACCTGATGCTTTTTTTTCTATCAATTTTCGACTGATAAAGCCCAGATACGAATACTCTTCAACCATATCTCGAATCATTTGTTTTGTCTCAGAAAAGCCGCAGCGCTTGCGTTTTTGATGAATCAAGTAAAAATTAGGATATGCGATCGCCCATAGTTGCACAACGACATAAGACGCGGTTTTACTTGTGGAGCCAAACGACGGATCGACTGATATTGCTAATTCATATTTACCAGGCAGATTCTGCCATTTTTGCCATTTTGCTAGTGAGAAAATACCCCCTTCCAATGGTGCAGGTTCCTGATCGTGCCTGCCAGAGTACATATACGCACCTAGCTTTTGTCTGGCTGAGTCGTCTTCTTCCTTCCCAAATCTATCAGGATGTAAATAGGGTCCAAGCATCTCTTTTATCTCGTTCCCGTCTTTGTCTCGGAAAATTGCACTTTCTGGCGATCGCTCTATTGTTCTACCACTACGAGGAAATACAATTGTTTCTGTTTTCTCACAGCGCGTTGGTAGTTTGATTAATTTCCACTTTGGAGCGTCAGGACTTGATAGCTCATAACCTGAGATGTCGTCTTGGTGGGTGCGCTGCTGCACTATAATAATTGCTGTCGTTTTAGGATCGTTCTGTCGGGTTGTGCTGTAATCCTTCCACTTTTTCTTGCAGCCTTCGCGAATTACGTCTGACTCTACTTTCTCCGGATTGTTTAAGTCATCACCAATAATTCTTAATGCGCCAACCCCCGTGACGCTTCCATCTGCACCACGGGCGTACATCAAGCCTTGGGAATTATTACTAAATTCCTTAACTCGATTGCGATCGTCGCTCAATATGCATTGCTTCTGCGACAACTGCTGATACCATGCGGAACCAACTACTTGTCTACGCTTGTAACTGTGTTCTTGTGCCAAGTCGCTGGAGTAGGACATACAAAGATACGACATACTAGGCGATCGCAACCATTCCCATGCAGGGAAAAACACGCTCACTATCAAAGACTTGAGCGATCGCGGCATGACGTTAATAATTAATCTCTTATTCCTTCCTTCTGCGATTTCCTCCAATTCTTCGCAAATCAATTCGTGATGCCAATTCCACTTCAACGGCGTAGCTGGCTCCAAGATTCTCCAAGCTTCAAAACAAAACTCTATCAGCGATCGCTTGCAAAGTTCATTCCGCAAATCTAGCTCTTTCTCAATCTCTTTTTGTCTCTCATTGGCATCGCGAATCGTTGCTACTGTTACCATCTACTCTTGTTTCCAACTAGCTTAACTAGCTCATCAGTGGACATATTCGCAGGCTCCAGCAAATCATCATCACTAACAGGTACAGGCAAAACGTCAATAATATTTGCTGGTAATTTTGGCTGCAACGCTGCAAGAACTTGGGAGTAAACAGAACCATTTATTTGTTCGGATAAGTAAACAAAAATCTCAATAATTTTTCTACTAATGATTTCTGCTTCGTGCTGATTCTTGCCCCATGTTTCTGGGAATCTACGCTCTAACATCCACGCGGCTGCTCTCCAGTCATCGTCCCCTTTTGAGCGTACCTGCCGGACTAACCCTATTTCAGAATAAGCGATCGCCTCTTCAACTTTCACTGCAAAATCGTAATACTTCCCGCTTCCTTCCTTTTCCCCTCTTGCTCGCCATTTGTTAAAAGTATCGTAATGAACGCCAGCGTAAGCACACGCTGACTTCATTCCAACACACTGACGAATCGCAAGAAGCAGTCTTTGCTTCTTTTCCTCAGTAAATTTAGAAATTGGATATGAATTCTCTCTTTTCCTAGTCGTCATTTTAATTCCTCTCACTTAGGGAAACTTTTCCCTAAGTTACCACTAAATATAATATCTCTTATTATCTCAAATAGAATACTTCTCAGCCATTGACAATCTATGTCGTTAATGACATACTTTATTTAGTTGAGTAAATAAACGTTTGACAAGGAAAGGTAAAATGACAAGATTAGTTTTTGGGAATTCGGTTAATACAGATAGCAGCTTCAAAAACAATTCTGAGATTGACAAGTTTGGGGAAGCAGAACGATCGCTTGCTGCGTCGGAAATCAGAGAGCGGATTGCAGCGACAGGAGGAGCAAAAAAGCTCTTAAATCCTGAGAGATTGTATAAAGGAATCGGGGCGTTAGTCTCGAATGATATGAGCATTGACGAGCAACTGTCGAAAGCTAAATTAGATTGGGGCGTAGGCAAAAGTGCAATTAGATACGGAGAAATGTTTGAATATGCAGATACAGCAGCCCAAGCTATTTACAGAGAAGATAACGGGCAATTGCTGACAACAACAAGCGGCGATCGCTGGACACCCTTTCAAAACGAAGAAATTGTTACAACATTTAATCAATTCTGTAACGACGGAGGAATTGAAATTGAACGATTGGGCAGCTTAAAAGGTGGGAAGCTAATTTTTGCAAGCGCGATCGCAAACGAATCCTTTGATGTCCTCAACAGTGGCGACGCACTAGCCGCGAGAGTAATTCTTACTAACTCGCATGAATACGGCAAAGGTTTAACAGTTAAGCTCAACGCAATTAGACTTGTTTGTTGCAACGGACTTACTCAAACTGTAAAAGTTGGCTTTCAAACAATTTCTCATAGAGCCGCGTTTTCAGAAATTCAAGTCCGAGAAATTTTAGAAAAGTCTAAAACATCGTTTGCAGAATTTGCACAAACAGCGCAAGACTTAGCCCAAATTCAAATATCCAACAGCGAAGCACATGATTTACTCATCACCTCGCAAGCTCTAAGAGGCGATCGCGACAAGTCCTTGGAAGACCAGCCTAGAATAATCCAAAAAGCTTATAGCAACTTTGTCAACGACACTGCAACAGGCGGCAATCTAGAATCAGCGCATGGTACAGCGTGGGGATTGGTCAACGCAGTCACAGAGCATGTAAATCACGACTCCAACGTTCGAGGCGGAGTCGAAACCCACATAAATAGCCTTTGGTATGGAACCAAAGCGAATACTCAGCAAAGTTTTGTGACCCATGTAATTAGCTCAATCGACTTCGCAAATCAACGCGCTGCACAAAAACACTTACAGCGCGAAGCCCAGGCTGTAAGAGCATTCTAACTATTTTTCACTTAGGGAAAAGTTTCTCTAAGCTGATTCACAGAAAAATATAGGGGAAAGCCGGGTGGTATAATCCGGCTTTTTCTGTTATCTTTTAATTGTTAATTGTGTTCTCATGGCTTGCACTTTTATGTACAGCCTGACATACTAAGTTAATAACCAAGGCAAAAAAGGCAAAATGGCACGTTCCAAACTATCTTTCTCAGATGTTTCCAAGGTATTTAAAGCATTAAATTTAAAATTGATGCAAAGTACTAAAGGATATTCCGTAAACGTAAAAAAGAAAATTCACACTTTCCCGACTCTACAAGCAGCAACAGATTTTATTCTTGCTTATGAGCCTGGTACTAAGTCGTCAAAAATTATCGTTACTGAAATTGCCTGTATTCCTTGCGTAGCTTATGAAATGCAAGCTTTCCAAGCAATATTAGAAGCAATATTAGAGGAGATTGGAGACTGGATTGAGACGACTGTTGCTGACGCGCCTGAGACAGCGAGAGTTTACACAACAGCGACAGAGAAGTATGACATTCCAGAGATTACAGTTTCTAGTTACTGGATTAATTTAATGTCGGGTTCCAAACGCCAATGGAGAGTCATAGAATCGCTGGACGCAGAAAGACAAATAAAAGCTTGTAAAGACGCAAAGTACAGCGCTGTCAATGAAGATGAATGGCAGACCGTACAGATGTATCAACTTCCTTACGTTAAAGAATTAGACAAAGCAATTTCAAGAACAGCAGCAAAAATCAAAGCATTCAAAGAAAAGAAAAAAGCTGAAAAAATTTCTGAGGCAATTGGCAAAAATGGCAAACCTAAAGCAGTAAAGGAAAATGGCGAGTACAAGCCTGGGATGACAACGAAAGAAGTAACGCCAGGCTCAAAAATTGACAAAATTATTCAGATGCTTGGACAAGGCACAACAATGGAAGAATTAAGCTCTGCTATTGGCAAAGATATGACAGCATCCTACGTTGCTCAACGTCTTGCATTACGTGGCTATGGATTAAAAAAAGAAGTAGGCAGCGATCGCTACCTACTTGTTAAGCCCTAATTATTTGCGCTAACGGGTCATTTGATAGCAATCCACGCAGCAAATTGACCCCAACGCCAGATGCATTCACTTTGCACAAATCCTGTATATCTTAAACTTTCTTCATTTTGAAAAGCAGTCCAAGGCACTAGAACCCCTTCTAAGCTTAAGCGTTTGCGCTGTATCTCATATTCTGTGTAGCCATTTTCAAATTTTAAAGAATAATAAACCTTTGTCAAAATATCATCAATATCAGCCGTTTTTGCTAAAGTTTTCTCTACAAGGATAAAAGCGCCGCCACGATTCAAGCTTCGATAAATCCGGCGCAATAATTGCAAGCGATACTCCACAGGGATGAATTGCAGCGTCAGGACAGACATTACAACGCTATTCTGCCCTTGGGGAAAATCAACCCGCAAATCTAAATTATCAATGCTAACGCGATCGCGTACATCTTTGAATCGCTCCTGACATACTTTTATCATTGCGTCGCTACGATCTATCATCTTATATCTAATATCGGGTTGCAATCGCGACAGCAATCTAGCGATTGTCTCACCCCTGCTACAACCTAAGTCTAAAATTGCACCCTTGTTTGTCGCAAAATTAACAGCGAATTCTACGACAAGCGATCGCATCACATCATAATCAGGGATCGAACGCTGTAACATCTCTTCAAATACATCCGCTACTTGCTCGTTAAACTCCCAATTACTTGGCATCGCGATCGCTTCAGGAGTATTTTGCAGTTGGGGAAACGTTTCCCTAAGTGGATTCTCGTTTTGCATGATTTAAAATTAGCTTTGGCTTAGGAACAATTGTTAGATAGCGATCGCTGATTACAGCAGTGACAGTTTGCTTTGATTTGAGCTTTGCACGAAAATAACCTTTGATAAATAAAGCAAAAGGCTTAACATTCTTTGTTTGCGAAACAATCTTTATAGTGACTTGGTTTCGCAACTTACTTTTAGCAACAAGTTCGCCAGCTATTAAAAATGTATTTACTTTAATACTAGGATGCGGACTGTCTGCGTCTGCAATAGTCCTGCAAACAAACAATGTTAGCTCTCCTGTCTGTGGATTTGTACGAGGATAGACTGTAAGTCTTAGTAGTTTTGTACTATCTACTTTTAAAAAGGCGCGTTTTGCAGATTGAACGAAAATAATAGGGATTGAATAAGTGTCAGTTATAGCAGCGTACCCAGTTTCAAAAGGAATAATGTTAGCAAGGATAACGCCTACAGCTTGAGAGTAAAATTCCATTAGTTAGTTTGTTGTAACAGTCTTTTACACAAGCTACCAGCGATCGCGGACATTGCCAACGGTGGGACAGCGCGTCCTAGACGTTCCCAATTCTCTGCATCTGTTCCACCTAGATAAAAATCGTCAGGGAAGGAACATATTTTTTTGAGTTCGGGAATTGTGAACTGCCTTGTTTCTCCTGTATCTGATTTAATCCAACCACCACCAGAAAAATATGCGGATTCAAAGCGACCGTAATCATGTGCCATTATTGTAGGAGAAGGGCGATCGCTCGATTTATAATTAAATGCAGAACCACTGTGTTTTACGTAGCGGATATGAGGTAATACGTCTTTCACGCTGTAAGTATAAGGAAGAGGACGCGGGAAAACAGGCTGTATCTTCAAATCCTTGCGGATACCCATGAAGAAAACACGATCGCGCATCTGCGGTACTCTCAAATACTGACAATCAATCTTGCTACAAATAACACTGTATCCACAATCTTTCAAAGCTTGGACAATCTCAACAAAATAGCCTTTTGCTTTCCCTTTTACTAGACCTGCAACATTTTCAGCAATGAACCCCTTTGGCTGTAACTCTTTGAGTATTCGCGAGTATTCAAAAAATAAATCATCTGACTTTTGAGATTTTTTGCCTGAGTAATGTCTTTTTTTGCCCCAACCTTTATCACCTGAACCTGCGCTAGAGAAACTAGTACAAGGTGGAGAGCCATCTAAAATATCGATTTTGCCCACTGCTGCAACAATATCTTTTGCTGCAATATCTCGCACATCTCGCGTATCTAGTTTTGTTGTTGAATGATTTGCTTGGTAACATGCGATCGCTTCTTCAACAAATTCAGCAGCATACACAACTTCACATCCAGCCAATTTGTAACCCAAACTGCTACCACCGCAGCCTGAGAACAAAGAAGCTACTTTAATCCCATTTTTAGGAATTAATGCAATTTCCGCCATGCTTGGCATATAGTAATCAGGTTTATCTTTTTTATAGTTCATTGTTAAACCCCAGATAAGTCATCGCTTCAAAACCTTTTACACGTTCGTTCGTAATAATAAATTGCTCTTCATATTCGTAGTATCCTTCTTCTAATTCAAATTCTGTCGGGTATCTAACCCAGACGTGCTTGATGTCTAAAGGGGAAAAAGGGACTGAGTTATCCTCTTCGTCCTCCTCCTCGCAATAGTCCGAATAATCCGCGATCGCGTAACGGAAAAACTTATCAATATCTACGTGTCCTTTTGCGTAATAACCCATCAGACTATTACAATCACATTCTCGGACTTCGCACATCTCAAATTCACGCTGCAAATTTACCATTTTTCAATATCCTTGTTTTACTTCTTTGGAGTCGTAAATTGATATTTGCACTTGGGACAAGTCACATCAAGCTCAGACGCGATCGCATCCGGGTCAATTTCTGTGAAGTCTTGCGGGAATTCTTCACTCATCAATGCATCAATCTCATCTTGAGAAAATCCAGTCAATTCTAAATCAGCTTCCAAATCAATCAAAGATTGAAGCTCAAATTTTAGCGCTTCATCATCCCAAGGCGATTGCGCTAACTTATTGTCAGAGATTCGCAATTGTGTTTTTTGCGCGTCCGATAATCCTGTACGGACAATTACAGCAACTTCTTCCAACTCAGCAACGATCGCAGCTTCTCTCCTGCAATGCCCTTTTAAAATGTTGTTGTTCTCATCAACAACAATCGGTACATCAAAACCAAGCGTTTTCATCACTTCCGCTAACTTCTCAATCTGCTGTCTGCTATGGATTTTAGCGTTTTGCTCGTAAGGGATTAGAGCGTTTGGCGATCGCATCTCAATATTTAAATTACTCAAATTACTCAGTCCTTGTTGGTAAACTGTAATATTTTGTATGATACCTTTTCTGCTCGATCCAAGCGTTGATTAAACCTTGTTGATGCATTTTTGAACATATCTTACGAATTGTTGTTTTATTTAACTTTGCTTCATTCGCTAATTCTTCAGTCGTCAAAGGTCTTTTGTACTCAGACAGCAAATTTAATATTATTTTTTCAGTTTCTAAACCAAATTTATCTATTAACTTTTCTTTTTCTCCCGCAAGACAATAATACAATTTTGAACCCCTGTCACGTCGATAACTCTCAATTTTACCTGCTGCAATCAACGCATCACAATGAAATAAAGCTGTTTGGGGCGATCGCTCAATAGCAGGAGCAATATCATAAACACTCAAAGGTTCTTTAGCAAGTAATCCTAATATTATTGCGCGATGTTTCTCGTTAACAAAAGGTCTAACAGCTTCGCGCTTTTGCTTGACTTTCCTGCGTTTAATCACTTCTGGCTTTTCACGCTGTTCCTGGACAAGCTTAGTTTTGTCAATGCCTCGACTAATGATTAAAAAATTTCCACAGGCAGAGCAAAAGTTATTACTTTCTTCCTCGCAAATACAGTAAATTTGGCGAAATTTTAAGCATCGACCGCAGTATTTAAAAATAGATTTTTCCCAAACAAGTTGCATTTTATTCTTCCCTTGAACTTGTCTTAATTTAAAAGCACTTAGGGAAACGTTTCTCTAAGTCCAAAAACAGTAAAAGCCATCTTAGTTAGATGGCTTTTAATTTCCGATGCAATCAACTTTTAAACAAGGGCGATCGCTTGTTCTTTAGCTAGTGCTAATGTATCAATTCCTTCTTTAATAATTTCATTATCGATTGTGATTCTAAATTTGCCTCCTTTAATCTTAGTAAGTATAATTTCTTTCTTTCTAAAGATTGACACTGCACCTGATTTAGTTGGTAGCCATTCGATTTCTTCTTCCTCTTCCTGTTCCTCTATTCCATCAATCGCCCAAACGGCTAAACGACAATCCCCATATTCATCAAATTTCTCGTAAAAATTGCGCCAGTTGTTGCCAATGTACAGCAACACTACGTCAAAGTTTGGATTGTCAAGATTATCATTGTTTTTCTTAAGCTCTTCGCGATATTTACGATGCTCAGGAGGACAGGAAAACGCGACACGTCCTGTCATGTCGCACGTTATTTCAAACAAACGTTTTGCGATCGCGCCTGAGCCTTTGTTTGACTTTAATCCTTGTTTTGCAAGGACTACACCCTCTTTGATGTTATTTTTACCAACTTGCTCTTCAATCTTTTTGAGCCAAGCTTCCGGGTCCGAGTAAGGAATATTAGCAAAAAATGTGATAGGACGATTGTCATCTGGGATTTGCCAGTCTTGGGTTAAACCATTTAATTCTTCAGTTAATCCTGTGAAATGATGCTTTGCAGCTATGCGTTTACCAGGGTCAGCACAAGGATCAATGTCAATCTCTCCTAATACTTCGGCAATTGTTTCAACTAACCAATCAGGGGTGTACCATTGATCCGACATCAACGGTATATGCTTTTCTATATCTAGTCTTTGCTGTTCCGGATAAATAAGCGATCGCCCGGTTTGAATAGTCTCCGCGAGTGCGACTGTTTTGCCATCAACAGGCTGACTAAGTTGTTGAGTTTGTTGCTGAGTAGCTTGTTGTTGGGGAATACTTGCAGCTTTCCCAATTGCGCCTTGTTTAGATGGCGTACTTTGTTTCTCAGAAAATAATTTGCTTAATGCTTTTTCTACGCTTGTAGCTTCACCACGTAGAATCAAATCTGCAACTTGCATTGCAACTTTAGCGCCGTAGTTTGGATTTTGGTAAACTTCTTCGCGCAACTTGCGAACTGTCGCGACCATTTTGTCATTTTTATTAAATAGTTCGCGCAATTTAATCCGATTAGCGTCAGGAAGTGTGTCAATCCAATCAAGCAGCTTGCTAGCTTCATAAGCTGTTTTCCCAGAGAGTCCGGAACCGCGTGCGGCTTCATCCCACGCTTTGCCAGATTGGGACGCATCTTTTTTTGACACTCTTGCTTGACGATCGCGAGCTAAAGTCGCGCAATATTGCTTACGCGCAGCAATTTCCCGGATTTTCATCTCTTGATTGCGATCGCGTGTCTTGTCATTTGTATCAAGCAGCGCTTCCACTACTTCCGCTATCGAACCAAACGGACGAACTTCAACAGGTATTGTAGAAATATTTTCAATTACAGCAGCTTGAGTACGTCTGTTCCCTGCAACTACTTCTAAATCGTAAACATTCTCATCATTTTTGACTAAGCCAACAAGAACTCGTTGCAGAATAACACCCCCGTTATTTTGAAGACTTTCTTGAATATTTGTAATATCCTCGCCATCTCGACCAGGGTGGTAAACTTCTCTATTAACATCCAGAAATGGCAACAAATGCGGCGGATAATCCCCAATAAATCCTGACTCTAGCTCTTTTGTGCGTGCATGATACTCGCGACACACAGCGCTACGCACCGAATGAAAATATTGTCCGCGTTCTGTTGCGTACAGAATTTCAGTACCACCATCTTTCATTGTCGCTTCTTGTCCAGCTATTAACAAAGCTGGTATTTCTTGCTCCAAAAAACCAACAAAGCCGCCTTGATAGAACTGATCGACGCGAACAATATAGCCTTTACGTGAATAACTAAAAATTGTCCGAAATTCTTCATCCTCGTCGCTTGCCTTCCATAAAGCTTCTCCTAACTCTGTTTTATCTTCTTCAATACTTTCTGCAACTTTTGCAGATTCACTACTTGTATCAACAATCTCAGACATTTCATCATCCTTAATAACTTGAAATTCTTCTATAACTGACTCTAAACCATTTTCAATAATTGCAATTTTCCCAGGGAAAATCAGTCTTTCAACCGTAAAAATCCCTTTTTCTGTCTGGACGCGATCGCCCAATTCAACATTTAGTATGTTCAGTTTATCATCATATTGTAAATCCAACAGCTTAACAGCCTGCTCGTTGCCACTCTGACTACGGACTATAACAGACCCGTCGTTGGATATATCGACAATTCGGACAATTTCAGCATCGCCTTGTTTTGCTACGCAAGCGCCAAACAAATCAAAACCCGCATCTGTCAAACGGAAGAAGTTAGCAAGGTTAGATTCACGCTTTTCTATGATTACCTGTTGTTTTGTGTGTACCTTTGAGCCTAGCTTCATATCCTTAAGTTTGTCGCGATCGCTCTCTAGTTCCCTTAACGCGCTTTTTAGTGTTTCCATCTTACTTTTTTCTGATTTTTGCTTTGAGTACTTCTATATTGTATGCTAAATGCGACATATTGCAAGGGCATAAGCATCAGAATATTCAATACAAAGGAAAAATGACTTAGAGAAACTTTTCCCTAAGTCATTTAAGCGGAGATTTATTGTATGCAAGCTTTAATCGATTGAGTCCAGCAATGTATAAGGTATCCCCATGCGCTCAAACCATTTCTGAGGATAAGTTCTGCTTATGTATTGGTCGATAACGTTTAACGCCCCCGTTGGGGTCCAGCACCCGCAGGATATGCCGTTGATAATTAATTCGAGATATTCACAGTCGTAGTCAATTTCAATGTCTTTATTTTGGCGTTGCAATCGTTGTAATTTAGTCAAAAACGCTTGTAGATGGAATTCTTCAGTGTTTGCTGGTGACAATAGTGCTTGCATTACGGGATTACCCCCACAGGACAAGCAGTAAACACTGCGTCAATCTTGTCGCGATCGCCAAGTAGCAAAGAAACTTCAAAGGAAATTTTATCAGGATCGAGAGTACGTGCAGGGGTTTTTCCAATCTCCGCTAAATCGTACAACGCTGATAAACAGTAAATTTCATCGGCTGATACTATCCAAGAAGCTGATGCTACAGAATCGTTGTAACCCTGCAAACACCAAGCATCGACAGATGCATTGTTTTCTCTTAACCAATTGCAATATGCATGTACAATCAAGGGTTTATATTCCTTGATTAACTTTTCATCTTCTTTGAGCAAATTAAGTCCAAAGGAACACGCAGGGAACTGAATCAAACGATCGCCTAGAGGGATGCTGCGCCATTCAATCCCAGAGATATTAAATTCTCTTTGGAATTCGCGCACCCATGCATGAATTACATGTGACGCAAACATAGCTAGCGCATTTTTTTCTTTGATAAAGCACTGGATTTGTTCGGAATTGCAAGTCGCGATCGCTGCTTTGACAAGATTTGACGCTGTAATTTGTAAACATTCTAAATCTGGGATGTCGCGTCCAAGCGCGATCGCGCAATTGACACTATGTAAGTATTCAGCTAATTGTTTCGTTTCCATTGTTGCTTGCACTGTAGTTTTTACTTAGTTGCACTTAGGGAAAAGTTTCCCTAAGTCCTAAAACGCTTTTGACAATCCCTGCTTTTTGCTTGCGTACAAAGCTGCGATCGCGCTTACTGCTTTATCTCTAGCTTGTTGCTCTGCTTCGATGTCGATTTCAGGAGCAATCGCAGGCGACAAAGCTAAGACGTTATGAGCAGTTGGCTTAATCAAGTCCTGCATAGTCTTGTCTTTTTTCCAGTTAGTGGATTTTTTAAAAGATTTCCAAGCCGTGATAAACTGATTTTTGAGCGTACTGTGTAAACTCTCAACCCTTGCTTCTGCTAGCAAGGATAAACCACCTAGAGTTTGCAAAGCTAGCTTGGCGTGACCTGATAAAGTGTCTACAATCGCAGGACGATCCGTTGGCGCAAGTCGCAGCGCTTGCAAGATTTTGAGCCATTCTTGCAGCGCTTCTGCTTCTTCGTCACCTGTAATCAACTGGGTAAACTCTTGGGGACTAGGCATCCATTTAAGTGTCGCGATCGCCTTTTTCTTTGCAATCTCGATTTCGTCGTCATCAAGAACGCCAAAAACTTCATTTTTCCAAACTTGCATTACTACTTTGGGAATTTCTTTCTCGTCAGGGCTTTTCCCGTGTAACCAAGAAAAATAACTAGTTAGCTCTCCTAGAAGTTCTTTAATGGGTTCTTCCATTGCTTTTGCTCGATAAGTGATGTTTTATTGTATGTCGCATGTGACACACTTGTCAACCATCTTATTTAGTAGCCTGAATCTAGGCTTTTGCAATTTTGTGACTTGACTAAACGAATGCTTTTATTTCGTGTCGATATTCCGCAAACTCCGGGCGATCGCTTATTATCAAATCTCTCAATTCTTCAACCCAGTTAGGTCGTCGATCGAAGACTTGCGTCATCGGAAGGTGTTTGAGATTGTTGTCTATGAAGAACTGTTTTTTATACGCTCTAAAAATATCGCTTCTCTCTAGCTCCGAAAACATTACTTTGTCCGCTTGTTGATTTAAAGCGTCTGCAACTTTCATCGTCGCAACTTCTTTAGGTAGTGCGTCTCGACTAGTCGCGCTGACTAATGCTGGATTGCTTTCTATCATTGCATTCCACTCAATAAACAACTCGTCGCGTCGTTGGTTATTGTATTTTGCAATTGAAATATGCTTCCGTATCTGAGTTAGCGCAGAACCAACTGTCAAAGACTTGTAAAACTTTGTTGCAGAAAGTCTTTGACACATCCAGTCTTCAAACCCAGCGTGAAAATGATAGCGATCGCCTTCTATATCCCAAGGAAATTGTTCGCTCCCGTCTAAATTGCGTTTTACGCCCGGTTCATTTACGCGGATGTACTTTGCAGCATTCTCGACAGTTAAAGTCGCTTGCACGCGATTTTGAACGGGCTGCGCGGCGACTGCGGAAGATTGACCCTCTAGGCAAATATTGTGGTCAACATAAGAATTCTCAATCTTAGTAACAGGCGTAGTCGCGCAGTCTATGACTTCTTCTTTTATTTCTATATTCTGCTGTACCTCCCATTCCTGGAGTTCGTTCTGTATTTTATCCCAATCAACATTTTCAAAATTGAAAGATTCCTCATCCCCCCCCAAGGCTGTTTCTTTTATTTCCAAATCCACGGCTGTTAATTCAAAATTCCTGAACACGACAAATCCAGCAGTTGAAGCAACCCCCCCAAGGCTGTTCTCTTCGTTTTTTCCAGCCTTCGCGTTTAATAAAGATTGGGGGGGTATAGATAATATATTTTTTGTATTATCTTTTAAATCTTTTACATATATAGTCAGTTTGGTCACGTTCTGCAAACTAGTTTGGTCACGTTCTGCAAACTCAGTTTGGTCACGTTCTGCAAACTCAGTTTGGTCACGTTCTGCAAACTCAGTTTGGTCACGTTCTGCAAACTCAGTTTGGTCACGTTCTGCAAACTCAGCGCTGTCTGGCATCTCTACAACAAAACGAGCGCGAGGGCTTTTACGTTTTGAACGAGGACGATCGCTCTTAAAAGTTCCGCCTAGAATCGCGTCAATCTTCTCGTCTAGCGCTTCATAATTAACTTTGTAATGCAAAGTAGCAGGCGAACCCCTTAATACTGTCTCAATCACTCCTAGTTCAATCAAATGATTTCTATTTTTTTCAATTTCGTAGCGACTCAAAGATGTTTTTTCTTCCCACTCACGAACTGATTTGCTAAACCAGCCATTTTTACCAGCTTCGAGCGATCGCTGACTCCAGTAATCCGCTTGGGAAAGCAGTAAACCCCCACATGCACAACCCGCGATCGTTGCAAATATCCGAGAAAAAGCAATTACCCCTGTTAGTTTTTGATATTTGCTCTTCCCTTTTTTCTCGTTTCCAGCTACACTAGGTTCAACTTGACTAGACGATTCGACTTGAGTTGAATATTTCACTCGATTACTCCTGTTTTGGTTGACGGGTTCTGTTGATTAGTCTGTCTTGTTCAAAAAAATTCATTTAATTACTACGGGAGGTCGGAACGCGATCGCCCGTTTTGTCTTTTTAGAAAGCTTTCCACAAGATACAGCATTTTGCAAGTAACCCTTTTTTCTACTTAGGGAAAAGTTTCTCTAAGTCCGTATCGTGGATTATCTCACATATCTATGTTATACAGCAAATTAAATTATGTGCAACTTTTGACATACAAAATTGATTTCCAAACAAACGTAGCGGTGGACATTTAAGGTATCCACCGCTAGCAAAATAAGGATGCATTTTTAATTACAGGTTGTTAACGATTTTTTCCAGTTGATAGACTTGTCGTTCTAGCATCGCGATCGCTTGCTGCATCTGACTCGCTTCGCTGTTGTCTTGAATCGTTAACTGAGATTTGATGATTTTGTTGAGTGCTTGCGCTGCTCCTAAGTTGTTTTTTCTGCAATACTCCTGAAATAAACTTAGTGTTTCACCATTTGGATACGCAGCAAGTCTCAAGGATTTGGGTGTTCTGTTTGCTGTTGCTGTTTTCATGCGATCGCCCCTATCTTGCTCTCTAAAACGTTTAACTTTGCTTGCAGCCTTTCTAATTTTGCTTGTGGGGATTCTACTATCCCACCCTCAAAAAAATTCTGCATCAGAAAAATAACAAAGCTACTCTCGCTAATATCGCCTTCTTTACGTCTAGCAGCCTCGAACGCTCTATACTCCTCATTGCTGATTCGCGTAGCAATCTGCTTTGTTTTAGTTAATTCCTTCATAGCTAGTTTGTTTATTTGATGGCTCAATCATGTCATATCAATCATATCATTATTTAAAAAAATCGCAAGGAGACAAAACGCTGCATCCCGGTCTGGTTGCTTGATAAAGCGTATGTCGCTATTGACATACTTCTTGTTTAAGATTACAAGTATAGATACACAGTGTTTGCAACACTTACAAAAAAGACATTAAGGACAATCATGGCTATTAAAGGGCTTACAGACAAAAGTGATAGAAACGACAGAAGCATCTTAGGTAGGATTGAAATAAAGGTATTTAAAGGCGATCGCATGACTGGCAGCAAAGGGCAAAGTAATACCCGTGCGGGTGTGACCCTTCAAAAGGATTATCGTATAACCACTGCTAACACAAGGCTGCGAAAGCTACTCGAAGCAGCGTATGGGAAAGCAAACGAGCAAGGGGATATTCTCACAGATGTACTAAATGTGTATTTTCCTTTTGAAGAGAGCGATCGCACGTTCGCGACAAGTATGAAAAGTTTCTCAGCTTCAGGACTTGAAATTGTTTGCGATCGCGAGACAATCTCGAAAGAAGTGCAGCAGATGAAAGACGATAAAGGGAATATACATCGTCCAATTATTGAATGCAGCAAGCCCTGCTTTGTCGCTGGACAGCCTGTTAGCGTTCAATGTCCCAAGGGTTGCAAAGCAGGTGGTGAGTTTTATTTCTATATCAGAGAGTTATTTGATGCGGATATTATGACCCCATGTTTGATGACAGTACATGGCTATTCAGACATTGATTACATTGGAAATCGTTTAGAGACGCTGCAAGCTGAGATTGGGAGCATAACAAATAGTCCATTTCCTAGCTTCCAGACCCGACATAAAATACCGTTTACCCTGACACGTGCGAAAATTGGCATAAAACGTCCAGTTGTTAGCGGACGAGATGACGGATACAAGCGGACTGGGAAAAAAGCAGACGGAGAAACCTGGGCAGTCGAGATAAATCCAGATACTAGATACATGGAGTTATTGCGAGCTTGGAGGCTCGCAGACGAACTTAAGCGCATGAACATAGCTTTACCCTCTAAAGCGCTCGCAGGGCTACTGCAAGGTGATGCAGCAGCAATACAATATATAGATGTCGATGTAGTGGAATCCGTTGCTGTTAAAGCACTACCTGTTGCAATTCAAGAAAGACAAATAACAAGCGAAGAATGGGCGATCGCAAAGCATCTCTTTGAAGAAAACAATTGGACAAAAAACGCAACAATCCGACTTTTGCAAGAATGCTTTGCAGTCGAAAAAGCGTCTTTGCTCACTATTGAACAATTGCGAAGACTAGAAGCGATCGCAGTCGATCCCGATGAGCGCGAATACTGGCAAACTTAAAACTGACAATACTATTTTTTACCTGCGACTTAGAGAAACTTTTCTCTAAGTCATTTTTGTGTGTTTTTACTCTCCAAAAATTTGTCAATAAGCGTGACTATTAAATTATTGACGCTTCTGTTGTCCGCGATCGCGCAACGTTTCAACTGTTCTAATTTCTCAGGTTCGACGTAAACAACAACTTTAGGCTTTTTACTAGGCATACTTGTATACTCTTTCATTCCCCTTTTAGTTTTATACAGAAACAAAAAAATATAAAGGGGTTGACACCTTCACACCCCTTGCGCTAATTTAGATGTTAACAGGGTGTTAACAGACTGTTTACACGTTGAGAACAAGTTGTTTACAGGAGGAGTTTTATGAGTAGATGGACCGTGCAGACAGATAAAAGCTGCAAGGCGATCGCAGAAAGAGTCATGCAAGAGACAGGGATTGAATCAATTGGAAAAGTGATTGAGATTTTGTTAATTCGTCATAGCGACGATTTGATAAAGGGCTACAACACTTTTATGTCAAACGTGGCACAGGGGGAGAGATGACGCGAGGTACTAAATATCTCAAACAAGCTTCTCTTGGTGGATTTGGATTGATTTTAATAGCAGCCCCTTGGATTCTGACTGTACCTGGTAGTTTTAAAGTTTATTCGACAGCAAACAGCTTGCAGACAGAAGCAGGAATCAAAGGAGCGGAGATTGAGCAAGACGAATTAGTTCGTAGACGCAGGGACGTAGAGAGGAAGGAAACGTCAAAAGCCTTAAAGGCAAATGGTGACTTTCTTCCAAGCCATGACAGATTACGCATGAGCCGTTATTTATACGATGAAAAACGCGATCCTCGCCCGGATACATCAGGATACCAGAAAGGTGAAACTGTATATGTTTTTGACTCTTCCTGGCAGTGCATAGGGAGAATCAAGGACGGGGAATGGCAATTTAAGCCACGCTATCAAGGAAACATTTGTAAAGATTTTAACTAATTAAGGAGTATGCCTAAAATGACACAAGCTAGAAGAAGAGGAAGACCACCCCGTAGTGTTGCAGAAAGCGATAATTTGCCAATGAATCAAACAGAGCAAGACGCATCTACACCTGTGGAAGTATTTGAGCAAGAGCAAAAAGCTAAAGGCATTGGCGGTTGGATTGAGATTATTGCAGGATGGGTAGTTTTTGTAGTTTCTTTGCCTATTCGTTTTTTTGGCGCGATCGCCGAGCAGTTTGTAAAGCGAGGTGGTCACGGCACAAAGATTTTAGGATTTGTCGCGTTTGCAATTGGCATGTTCTTGAGTGCAGATGGAATCTGGCAAACATTCTTTCAAGGAATTCCGTTATTCCCGTGGTTTGAAGATTCTTGGATTGGCTGGCAAGGCTGGCTCACAATCTGGATTAACCCTGCGTTTTGGGCTTCTTTGGTAATCTCGACGACAATTCAAGTAATCGAAGCTGGTGCAATTCGAGGAAAAACACCAGGTAAAGCAAGAGCGGAATACGAGAACGTTAAGCATCACACTTTGCCAACGCAACCTAGTCAGGGGATTGATTTAGTTCGCGCAGCTTGGAAGGACTATAAAAAGGCTGGGATGACTCAACGCAATCAAAATAGCTTGTTTAGGCTAGTTGTTTGGGGTACTGACGTTGTTACTTGTTTTGTAGGGCGTAACCCGTTTGCTTTTACAAGTCCAGGAATGATACTTGCTTGTTTTGCTTACAACATTTTTACAATCCTTGCTGCTGAACACGGCTACAACATTTGGAAGGAAATGAAAGAAGACTAAGACTACGCGATCGTTGTAAAGCGGTGTTTTTAACACATCGCTGATAGGACAGCAACCAAGTTCGATGCTTGGGCGATCGCTTTAGCGGCATCCTTGATGTATCGCTTTCACTTAGAGAAACTTTTCCCTAAGTCACTATACGAGATTTTATAAATACAGGTCATCATTATTATGGATAACAATCTACCAAAACTTGATTCTCGCGAAATGACGCGATTAAAGAGTGAGTATCCAAGTCTTGCTCATTTGGAAGCTGGAGATACAGCGCGATGGCTAACAATTCGACGCGAGGATTTATTAAGTAAAGCACGAGACGACAGAACAGGGATGAACTTGAGTAAGACTATTACGATGGCAGGCGCGATCGCAGGTGGTCTTTGTTACGCTGTAAGTCCGCTTGGTGTAGCAGGTGCGATCGTCTCTGGCATTGGTTATGCTTGGGCTGTTGCTCAAGACATGAATGATAGCCATATATTTGCGCCTTTGCCTTTTGTTCGTGGCGATTTTTTTGAATTTCTCCAAGCAATGGGCGATGCTGAGATGCGGGAAGAATATTTCAGCCATCAAAACGAGCAAGCTGACTTGATGGGGCATTTAGAGCCATTTGAGCGTAAGGAATACGCAATGCTCGCTGTCCATACTCACACGTTATCGGATTATTTGGAGCAGATTGAAGAAGGTAAGCGATTTTACGCTTATAGATGGCTGCTGCAATGGTTTGTCCAACTCCAAGGGAATGTACCTGGTGTTGAGGAATTACACAGTCATATGAGAAGCGTCAAAGTCGATTCAGCAATTAACTATCAGCACGTCAAAGCATTGCGATCTCAACAAGAGCAAATCGCGCAAATAACTGGCATTCCAGGATTGTCTAGTCCGTTGCAAACTGTAAGTTTACCTCAAGCTCAAACTGTGAGTTTACCGACTGCTCAAGCTGCTAGCATTCCTGGTTTATCAAAAGTAGAATCTTCCACAGCACAATCTGCAAATTCTCAACAGTCTAACGAAACAATCAAGCAAACGCAAGCAAAAGCTCAGAAGATTATTGAGAAACTGGAAACAGACGGATTTGAGATTAGAGAAATAATGGCAGGGCAGATTATTGGCATAGCTGGTACTCAACGCGGAGGTAAAGGGACGCTTGCTGGACTTTGTGCAGTGTTAAATCTTGCAATTGACTCAACACAGACTGTTGAGTATTTCACATCAGGGGTTGACGTTTATCCTTTTAAATGTCGTTTGCACTGCGCTTTGAGTTATCCCAATCTAGATATTCAAGACGCTGACAAGCAAGTTGCTCGTGATTTGCTTGCATTCCTCAAAAAGCTTGCAAATAGCGAACCATATTCGCAAACTGGTTTAATCCTTGTCATTGACGAATGTTTGACTTTGCTCGGACAACTCGAAGCAAAGGACAGAGCATGGGCTATCAAATATCTTCTTTCCAATTCTGCAAAAACAGGTGCTTGCATCATCATGGTGCTTCACGCGAATAACTTGACTGCGATCGCTGGCGAAGAAACGTCAGGCATGGCTGCAACATTTCAAGAGTCAGTTCACTTTATTGGTTGTAAAGCTCAAAGTGTTCCAATGCCTAACAATCCTATGCGTTCAATGAACGTTGCATCAGGCGAATACTTTATAGCGGATGTGAAAAATTTTGGCAAAGCGATCGCAGATGGTGAACTTGGACAAGTACCTGGCTGGCTCAAAAAAGAAATCCACCCCGGTAGCAAACAACCCGATCCTGTGCGATCGCTTCTCAAGTTTTTCCCAGAACTTGAAGACTGCGATCGCTCTTCAGTCATCCTTGGTGGAAACGTTGCTCTAAGTAGTGAAAGTGATGATTGGGACATGGACTATACAGACGAAGTAGTTTTGCAGCGCGATCGTACCCCTGTTCAAGTAGTAGAAGAAGTCAAAGACAAAGTAAAGAATGAAACACAATTCGACAAAGACGAATCTTACGAGGATGACGAAAGATTTATCTCTAAAGCTACGTCAATTATAGTTGCATACATGAATGAGAAAAAAATGTCTAACTTTGAGCGAAAAGACACAAGGAAACTCAGAGAAATTTATAAATTTCGCTCAAAGCTTGTAGGTAGGCATTTGAACATTAGTGAGATGGACAGAGTTATAAATAAGCTTATTCTTGACGGCTATATGGAAAAGAATGGAGATAACTTTATTTTTACCCTTGATGAAGATTAACTAACATTAATTCCTTTTAGGGTTAATAAATGGGACGAGTGGGACGGATGGGACGACACCCCAAAAACCCCTTGTTTTTACCCTCGTCCCACTCGTCCCACGTCCCACGTCCCAACCGTCCCAAGTGACGCAAATCCTTACACAGCAAGTCGTCCCACCTCGTCCCATTATTATTTTTTGATTTATAACCAGACGACGATATAAGTCATGAGTCGTCCCACTCGTCCCAAGTCGCCGTCCCAACCGTCCCAAGTGACGCAATCCCTTACACAGCAAGTCGTCCCACTCCGTTAAGCTAACTTTTTAAAGTTTTTACACAAATCATCATCAGGAGTTCAATAAAATGGATAGTTTCTATCAATTAATACCCGCTACAAATCCAGTAGCAATTAGACAACAAAGAATATGGTGTAATTGCTTGTTGCTGTTGCCAGATGATGTTAGAAATAGCACTCCATTACTAACAGTTGAAAGATGTCACGGTAACTTTGTTTTAGGCTTTTCTCAGATGCCAATACTAGGCGAGAAATTTCCTTTTGAGGGTCAAATTTGGGAAGTAGTCAAACACCCGATACAGTTTCCAAGTAGATACAAAACCAGGTCAAAAAAGAAACCCGCGATCGTAATTACTAAGTGGGCTTGTAGCTATAACAATGATGAAGAGATGATGCAATTTTTGCTTGATTGAATTGTTATTTAGTCAAAAATAGCTAGCCAAACACAGCCAAATATAGCCAAAGGTAAGTATTAATGCTCATGGCAATTTTGCCATATTTAGCCTAAAGTTGTCTGTACAACGCCAAAAGGAGGCAAAACAAAAGTGAACCAAAAAACAGCTAATTCTACTGCTCCACCGACTATTTATATTAGTGCGGACTTTGGAAACCATTTTACAAAAATGATGATTACCCGCCCTCAAGAATCTACATCTACAGTGGTCGTGAATAGTGGATTAATGTTCGATCAACCGGAAAAAGGTGTTATTTACGATCCCAAAGACTCGGACGTATTTTATTGTAAGTACGGATCGAAAGCATGGAGAGAAAAGTCTTGGTTTCCTCATCCCAAAGGTGTACGTCCGTTCAATCTTAACGGCACAGAGTTTTGTCAAGGGGACAACGCAAAAGGTATGCTTGCTTTTCCTTTGTTGATTGGTAACGCTTGGGATTATTTACAAGACGGCGACACGATCGCACTCAACGCAACTACTCAGAACATCCATACGACGAGAGATGTAATGATTGCTCAATTAGAAGGAATTCACACGATTACTTATAACGGTGAGCCTAAAAAGCTGACAATCTTAAAGCCTGAAGTGTTAGCAGAAGGAATTGGGGCTTTACTCCACCAAGGCAGCAAAAAAACAGACGTAACCACACTACTAGATATTGGAGGAGATACTGTAATTGTCAGCATATTTGCTGGGTTAAGGCTAAAAGGTGACGTGATACCAATGCCAGGACTAGGCACAAACTTTTTTGTATCGGAAATGATGGGTAATGGGGAAGTTTCTAAAATCTTAAGCAGACAGCCTCATAATCATGATGAGTGCTTGGAAATTGTTCGCGGAAAGACATTTGTAAACGCGGACGGGATAGAGCTAGATTTTAAACCCGCTATTAGGAAAATGTCGGAAGCGTGGCTACATGAAATCTTTACCCGTGTTATTGACCCTTACAAATTACGGATTAACGAGTCAAATATCAGACTTGCAACTGGCGGAGCCGTGCATATTCACGGTATTAGTGATTGTCTCAAAGCAAAAGGTTACACAACTCTTAAGGACGGGCAAAAGGCAAACGTAAAAGGCATACACGCTAGATTGCTAAGTAGTCACAATATTGCGCCTGTAGAAGTTAAAAAGGCAAAAAAACCAGCAAAGGCAGTCAAGGATGCAACAAATGACTAAACGCAAGGAGGTAGAAAAAACTAGAATTTATATCAAAAAATACCTCGTAGACATGGTGCGCGATCGCTTTCCTACTCTTGTTGGATATTCAGACTCAGAAGTTGTAGAGTATGCGCTGTCTTTTCAGCTTAACTCTACACCTCAGCCAAAGATTTTGCAGCCTGTGACTTCTGCGATATCACAACCAAACGAAACAGAAGAAGATGAGTACGTTGATATTAACGATGAGCTTGATTAAACAAAGGATTTTTATGATTACGGCTGCACAATGGCTTAAAAATAATGCGTATGAGTTAACTGCTTACCAAAAACATCGCTTTTCTGCGATCGCATCTGCGCTGTATACTGTTGAGTTCAAGCAAGAGCCTTACACGACGGGCGAATTAGTTAGCAGCAAGCGAAGCGGAGTTAACGTATACGATCCCAGAAATAAAATAGTTGAGAAATGCTTGCTTACTGCTTTTAAGACCGCCCAAGGTCTTGCAGACCAATAACAAAAAAAAAACAAGCGATCGCTCAAAATCCCCAATAAATAAGCACTTAGAGAAACTTTTCCCTAAGTGCTTATTTTTTTTCTTCTCACTCCTTGCGCTTTTATGTCGTGTGTGACATACTTTAAGAATAGAAATACAGGTCACGAATTTATGAAGCTTAACAACGAATACAAACGCCAGGTTTACAAAATGATGGATAGCGCTGGAATAGCGCGATCGAACGCTTCGAGCTTTGGCAATTTAACAAAGTTTGAGACTTGGCAAAGAATTGAAGTGCATTGCAGAATTAAAAATGAAGACTGGGTTGTATGTCCAATTCCAGCTTTAATCGCGGAGGATTCCTGGACAGTGAAATCTGAAGAAGTTTTGGAAACCCAGGAACAACCAACATCAATCCAGTTGTTTGAGCCAATCTCGAAGCCAGCGATTAAGCAGTTTGATGTTAATGAGTATTTCCCAGAAACGGACTACAGCCTTGATGATTTATTAGCAGAACTAGAAAATAAAGGACAAGCGCCCAAACTCATCAAGGGACAATCTGAAACAATCGACTTTGCCCAGTTTGAGGGAGCGTCTTCTACTCCAGCGTCAATTTCAAAGCAAGCGGAAAACTTGGGAGACGAAGAGGAAGAAGTACAGCGCTGGTATGAGAAACCTGTTGCGATCGCGGGAATCATTGCAGCTTTATTTTTTGCAAGTATGGGATTAACAATAGGATATAGAGCAATCAACGGTGTGCCATCAAGGGGGGAGATTGGGGAAGTTCGAGCAATTAACTGAATTAGCTGATTTTTACGGTTTTGACTTGCGGGATATCTCAAACAATTTGGGGTACAAAGACCGGAAACGAGCTACATACGGACTGTACGATCGCAGGGACAATACTCTTGCTTGCAGCTACAGCACTTTTACGCAGATTAAAAATTATTTAAGGAGATTTCAAAGTGCAAAATCAAATTGAGACAGTTTTACCAGACTTAGGCGAACGCCCGTACTACCTCTACAATTTTAAGGATTTGAAACACTGGGCGACAGAAAAGCAAGGGGAAATGTATTGGTATCAAGGTAAATGGATGACTTTGACAGACTTGCAGTTATGGGGAATTGATGAAGCGACAGAATACGAGCTTGAGAATTACCCTATTGAGGATGTCGAGCAATCTGAAGGCACACTCAGCTTTGTTAACGATTTAAGTCGCGATCGCGCTCGTGCGATCGCTGAGTACAACTATTTGCTTTCGCGAATTGACGATCCAGAAAACGAAGATTTTGACGATTTTGAAAGCGAGGAAGACTTCTACGATTACATTTGCGTTGAGTTAAGAAGATGGGCGATTTACATTCAAAGCAAAGATGAAGTATTTAAAACGTTGATTCGCTAGACTTGGACAAATCAAGCAAAAAGACGAGTAAGTTGATTACTCGTCTTTTTTTTGTTGCTAAGGTGCTAATCTAGCTTTCCCGTAACGCTTTGCTTTGTACCACGCTGCAAGCTCTGGTGCAACCTTCTCGAATTCAGAAAACAACAAAGACGCGAGTATTTGGATTTCTCGCTCTGAGTCTGTTTTTGTTCTCTGATCGAGCAAATGCCATAAACCCTCTACAGTAGTAAAAATATCAAAAGGTTGCCTGTAACAAAATGGCAAAAACTCTCGTGCCATTTCAAAGGGCATGTTCAAAATCTCGATATCGTGCTTGTATTGCAAACAAGCATCGCGACACTGAGCGTATCTTCTCCTTTGCATTGCTTGCGTCCAATTACATTTTTTACCAGCGCGATCGCTGTATATCCCTTCAGGACGCACGTAAAAAGCTTTTGCAACTTCTAAATCACCGTTTGCAACATCAACAAACTTTTTCCCCGTGTATCGCATCGAAGTAACTAGAAATGCGCTGTCACGATGTCTTGTCGCTTGCTGCATAACGCTGTGAGGGAAACCATAGCATTTAAAGCTGATGAAAGCTGCATTTAAAACACTGAAATGTTCAACATTCAATTGATGTTTAACAATTGCGTCACCGCAGCTTTCATTGCTTAAACCCGCAGTATTTGGATCGAACTCATCGCTAAAATACGAATCGGGTTTGTCACAAACACAAGTATGCTGCCCCTTCCAAATAGCAGACTGAATCTGCGGGGATGTTCCATCAATATCCACAAATACCTTAAACTGCAAGTCGTTGTCTTCAAAATAGTCTGAGCCTGACATATTGTTACCAGATTGTTTTTGCCATTTTAAAGCACTTAGAGAAACTTTTCCCTAAGTGAGATAAACTCTCATCCATAGATAACCCCATCAAAAAACCAAGAAAAGCATTTGCAGATTCGCAGTTCTCAACCCTTGCGCTTTTATGTCGTGTGTGACATACTTTAGAAGTGAGACGGAGGGAACCGCAAGAACAAACGCCACAAACAAAACTACAAACCTTATAGGACAAAGACATGCAGACACTCAAGCAACAAATAGAAGCAAAGTTAATCGAAACAAAAGAAGCTACAGACGACAAGGCGATCGCGGAATTCATCAAGTCCCGATTCGGCAAACTTTCTAGCAAAGAAGGCAAAGCAAGCGCGATCGCATGGTTGGAACAGTGTCAGGTCGAAGATTGTAGAGAGCAAGTGTTTATCGAAGCAAGCGAACACTTTGACGAGGTTGAATGCTTGCAAGCGCCTGAAAGCTGCGACGTGCTTGACGCTCAATCTCCTTGGTACGGTGCAACTTGCTCAATCCTTGAACCACTTAACAATAACGTTTTGGAAAGCAGACTGTATATCGACTGGGCTACAAATCGCATTGAATGTCTTGCGTCAACTTACGACAACAACGCATACTATCCGCAGGGTGTTTTAATTTTTGACATGCTGTCTGAAAAAGTCTGGTCAATGCCCGATATCTCAGCAACTCAACAATTTATCAGCGATCGCCGTTACTGGCTAATCTGGAAAGCGAAATATACTGAAGCAATTGCAAGCATTGAACCCAAGCAAAAAGTAACCCCTGTCAGCAAAGAAGTTACCTCAAATCCTGCAATCATTGGAATCGCGATCGCGTTACTCGTTGTCGAAGCTTACAGATTTGCAGTTGCCGCGATGCTGCCAGTTATTGCGATCGCCTTTAGCAAGCTGCAAACAATGCTGACGGCTCAAAGACTCGCAGATAAAGGCTTTGCAGCCGCAGCAAAATTCTCTAAGTTTGCTGCATCGCTCCAAATTCCGCACTTAGGGAAAAGTTTCTCTAAGTTCGTATAGACAGTCCCATGACAAACCGCAAGAAAATTCTATATATTTTGTCTTCTCTGCCCTTGCGGTCTTATGTCGCGCCTGACATACTATAGAAGTTAAACAAATACAGGTCAACAGTCAATGCAAACACTACAAGCTACAGTTACAGTTACAAAATTAGACAATCCCTGGACATTAGAGCAACGCAGTCTTATTGCATCAGCAATTAACGAAGCGCTTGAGACAAAGCTAGAAGCTAGCAGCATTATCGGTGTAGTAATCGTAGACAATCGCGCTTATGTCGTTTGGAACGGTGATGGAGTTCGCCAGAGTTTTTACTTTGATAAAGCTGATTTCCGCGCAATGCTCGACGCGCAGCGCTTAAAAATTGTACAAAGCGTATTTGCAAGACGATCGCTGACAGTGCGAATCCTTGCAAGCGAGTCTGATAAGCAAACTTTTGTTATCCGCGATCGCTCTGGTGCATTTTTAGGAATTGTGACAGCGCGAGACAATAGCTGGTCAGTAACAAGAGCGTCAGGAAATGGCTATCCATTGCCAGTTAGCAGCCTTGACGATGCAGCATTAAGTATATGGATGCTTGAAGTAGGAGCGATCGCATAATGGATTTTTTAGACTTAGGACAATACGAGCCAATTCCAGATGATGCTCCTGCACCTACTGCTCACGATTTGCTGGACGCGCTAGACGACGCAGACAACGACGATTAAACAACTTAGGGGCGGTGTAAAATCGCCCTGCTAAACAAACAAAAAAGGTGATACAAGCAAAAGTTAAGGAGTTAAAAAAATGCGATTCAAAATCATTCAACTATTAAATAAAACAGTTCAGCACATAGCAATTACAGCAATAAGCGTTTCCGCTTGCTGCGCGATCGCCGCCCTTGGTTCTAAAGGAATGGTAGATGTAAGAATGTCACAAGACAATGAATCAGCAGCATATAGATACGAACAATCCTTCTTGTACAATCGAGGTGCATCAATGTTTTCAGCCGCTATTGGGCTAGGTAGTATTGCTGCTAGTATGGCTTTAACATCTGTTGAAAATAATCAGGAAGAAGACTAATGGAAGAGCATATTGAATATGTCACAGCAATTTACGACAAGTATTTTAAACATTTGCGTTTAAAAGGTATTCCACCAGAAGCGGCGACAATAGCTGCTGCAAATCTTACAAACGCTGTAATGCTTTCAAAATTAACAACTGATGGCATGGACATCACAACTACTCAAGCACCCTCTAAGTATTAATTATGCAGACTAGTCAAACTGTTGAAATTGAAAACTTAACTTTTGCAGACTGGCAAGCGATCGCAATCGCTTGCGGTAACTCCGAAAAGTACGGATTGTACAAATGGCTGGAAAACGCAAGCTCTAGCAGCCTTAAGCAAATAGCTATTGAGGAATGGATTGAATTAGCGCAACTAGTTGGCTACTCTCAAGCCTGGGCAGCTAAAAAGTTTGTAGAGAACAAATTAGCTGCGTAGTTAAAGGAAAGCTTCTAACGTCTCTGTTAGAAGCTTTCAAAATACAGGTCAACAATCAATTTACCACAATTACAAAAATAAAGCGCGTCAGATAGACGCGCCATCAAAAAACAAACTATGTTCATTATTGCAGATAAAGCATGATTATTTCTTTCTCTCTGACTACAAAAATTGCCAAAGAAAAAGGTGTTCCCGATCCAATCCTCGCAGGCGTTAAAACTTGCACGAGACGTAATTGGTCAGAAAAACAAGCTGAAAAATGGCTCAACGCTTATCACAAAGGCGATCGCATTCATCAAGCATGGTCTAACAATCCTTACGTCAAAGGAGCTTACAAGCTTGCAGACATTGAAGTAACAGCAGAACCTTATCAAGAACCGCTTAACTTGATGTCTGAGCAAGATTTATTTTGTGAAGGGAATCTATGGGAGTCCAAAAGCGATTTTATGCAACTGTTTGAATCTCCAAACTGTTTAGTCTGGGTTCTACGTTTTTCACTTAGGGAAAAGTTTCTCTAAGTGATTGTGCGTAATGTCGCTTGATTTTGCAGATAGTTAAGAAAAATAAACAAAAATGGAAAGCAAAAAAGAAGAAGTTATTAAGTTCTGGAAAAGCGGCAAAACCAGGCAAGAGATAAAGGAAATGTTGGGTATCTCTCTAAAAACAATTTCAATTTATCTCAATAGCGATCGCGAGTACAGGCAAATTAAGGATAGAGAGAGAATTGCAAGGGAATGTTTGTACGAGGAAATATTTGAGATTTGGCGATCGCAGTCGAAGAAAAATATTTCCAAAATAGCTCGCATATTTAATTTATCAAGGCAACGAACCCAGCAAATCTTAGGAAGATACAAGGAGTACAGAGATTATGGAGATTAACTTATTTCCTCAAACGCGAAGTCACGTAGAAATTTATCCAGGGTGCTGGCATCTAGTTGACTTGCTTAGTCCTAATTGCCAACAGTTTCTAGTCGAAAGCTGTAGGGTTTGGGGAAAAGGAAGAATGAAGACTTGGGAGACTTCACCTGGTAAGTTGATGAATCATCCCTTTTTCTGTGTTGGGCACAATTGGAAGCCGTATGAGTATTACAAAGGAGATGTACAATTTCCTGGACAATTGCAGATGATGTGGAGCGCGTTGTTGAGGCAATGTCCCGACTTGGAAGTAAGAAAATACTTGATTGATGCACATAATCCCGATACTGCGATCGTTAATTGGTATCCACCTGATTCTTCGCTTGCAATGCACGTCGATAAAAGCGAAGATTTGGAGTTACAACAGCAAGGTAGCCCAATTGTGACGATCGCTCTAGGGGCAAACGCAACAGTCAAAATAGGCGGATTTAACAAGTTGGAAAATGTAAAATCAAAATCAGTAATCATGCGATCGGGCGACGTTCTTCTAATGTATGGCGAATCTCGCACACGGTTGCACAGTGTCGCAAAAATTCACGAGAATAGCGAACCTGTTGATTTGCTGCAAACATCTGGCAGAATATCAGTAACAATGAGAAGGGCAAAACTATGATTGAATCAATCATCGAAGCGAAAGTATTGAGCTACTACGCACTAAGTCCAAAAGGCGAATACTACGCAAACGGCGGTCAAGGAGCTATTACAAAGGACTTCCGAGAAGCATTATTATTTGACTCAAAAAAAGGCGCGATCGCGTATAGAGAAGTTTACGACAAGCAGCATAGAATCACGAGATCGCTGCTATTGAGCGTACAAATTATGATAGGGGATGCAGAATGATTTCCGATTTTGATTCAATCCAATTCCTGCTAATCTCCTGGGCTAAAGCAGAATCAGATATCTGTACAGCAAGAAATGAAAGCAACACAATTTTTGATATAGTAATCGATATTGGCAAAGAACCAAGATTTTTTACATTTTACCTTGCTGGAATTGGAACGAGTAGCGAAAGTGCAAATCTTGATGGATTGTTTTTAGCAGCAACGTTCGCGATCGCAAAGAAAAGCCTAACCCTTGCAATTTTTCCTGGATACAGTGCTACTTTGACCAGGGACAGTAATGTTTATGGAGTTGGACGACAAAGCAAGCATCCTGGTTTATCAGTTTTAGATGCTTATGTCGCTTATCTCGACAAAGCAAGCATCCTGGTTTATCAGTTTTAGAGCTTATGTTGCTTATCTGTGGATGTCGCAGCGCAATCTAAGTTACGATCCGTTGCCGCGTTTAGCTTAAACAGAAGAAGCCTCACATCTGTACTGTAATCAGTCAGTGTGAGATGAATTCGAGGCAAAATCGAAACATTGTCTTTATTGATTTTCTGCACAGCAGGAACAGAGAAAGATAATAGTTGAGATTTTGCCAAAATATTTCATGATTTGCTATAATCATCTTGGTTAACTTCGCCCGTATTGGTGTCTGATAAGCCTCTACCCAGTAGCATTGCGACTATTGGTAAGCGACTCCGTTGCACAGCATAAAAGAAGTAGGCACATCTTGATTAATATGAATTACCTTTGGGTTTGTCCTATAGTGCGAACAAGCCAGCATCTCATCCAGGACAGTAAAATTCGTAGGGTACAAGGTAAGAATTACATAGTCTGCGGAGGGGCTTCTCGTGGACTTAAAACAAAGCTCAGTCAATGTCTTCATAGAAGAGTCGCTGAGAAGCCTACACTGTATGCTTGCATCAGTGTAGGAGTATGTCACTCTAATTCCCAAAATTAAATATTCTCGCTTTGACTTAGGGAAAAGTTTCTCTAAGTCCTTTTTTATCTTCCTAACGCTGTTTGAATAGCATTCCATCTAGTAGTGAAACCCGCGATCGCAGCAGAGGGGATTGATTTGCCAGTTCCAAAGCCACCGATGTTCCTTGCAGTTACTACATCTGCTGCATTTCTGCCCATTGCGGCGATCGCAGCAGCAGGGAAGGATAAACCCGACGTTGATGCTGTAGTGGATTGAGCAATTTGCACCCCTCGCTGATAAATTGTCTGGGTTGCGTTGCTCTTAGTCCCGACAATCAAACCTGAAGAATTTGCGCTATTTGCAACGCTGATTCTTCCCGTGCTTGGGTTGCCTACGTCGAAGTAAAGATTGTCATCCCCATTCCAGCGAGGATGTATCAGAAGTCTTGGGGTATTTGTTGCATCCGATACTCCAAAAAAATCTCTGTTTGCTGCGGTTGATAAGTTATGGAAGAAAATTGAAAAATCGTTTATGTTCAGCAGATTAGCATTATGGGTTCTAAGTTCATTAGTTCCCGCAGTTACAGTAACGCCTGTTGTGTTGTTGTAACTGGGCGTTCCCAAAAGCGTTAACCCTGCACTTTCCCCACTCCGAAACCATAGTTTTGTTAAGACTGTTGTAGAAGCAATCCAGCAACTTTCAACAATGTGATTTTGCCCGGCAGTATCTCGCAATCCGTTTGCGTAGCACCAAGTTACAAACTCATTAATAGCTGCGATCGCGGCTGGGAGAATGACTGCGCTTCCTGTTATTCTGCTTAGAAATGCGATTGTATCAGGATGCAATTGCATTATTAATGGTAATGGCATCTACGCGATCGCTCCAAAAATTCGCCATTCGTTTGCTGCAATTTTCCGTAAATAACAAGTTGTGTACTGCCCTACGATTTGATGTCCAGTAGTTGCTGTACTGCCCAATCTACGAATTACTACCCCGGCTGCTGCTGTAAAAGTGACAGTTCCCGCTCCGTCGCGCTGGACTTCGATTGTTGTCCAAACTGGTAAATTAAAGGTTGCGTCTGCGGGCACAGTGATTGCGATCGCGGATGCATTTGTACAGTACTGGAGAGAGAAAGCATCGTCATCAGCAAGTGTTTTATTTGCTGTAACAGTAAAAGGTGTTGGAAAGTTATAAGGACGGCTGTAAACCATTTTTAAATAGGAATAATAGCGTTGAGGAATGCTGTTTGTATTTGGACGTGCCCTGATGCGTTCATGTGGATACCATCGCTTTGTAGCAAAGTGTCTCCTCCGTTGTTTAGCATTTGAGTATAAATATCAGCAAATCTGCATTGATACTTACGTGCTACTTCTTGAATTACTGCATTGTATTGAAGATGCAGCGCGTTATTTGCTCCAGTCCAGGGAGCGCCAGGACTGTAAGCATCTGGTCGAATATAAGGAATATTCCCTAAATATATTCTTGTCGGGCAAATTCTTTTTCTGATTAAATCTGCTGTAAAACTGTCAAGCTGATTTGTAAAATTTGTTAGGCTATTGCCATTCCATCGCAAGTCGTTCAAGCCATACATGAAAAACAAGTAATCAGGATATTCGCTGATTACTCGAATCCCATAAGAATCAAATCCATTTACTAACTGAGTTGTCGGAAATGGTTGAGTTGCCGCGTTTGTGTTTTGGAAAAGTGATGCACAAATTCCTTGATTATCCTCTGTTATCCCTAGTGATTGGGACAGCAGATAGCTAAATCTTTGAATTGCAGTAACAGTTGAGCCTAAAAAAATGGCGTAAGTATTGCTATCTCCAAGGAATACAGCAGTTGCTTTATCAACAGCAAATGTCGCTGTTGGGAGGGACAGAAATTCCATCGTCCCCGTCCGGAAAGCCACGTTTCCGGACGACAGTACAAAAATAGTCGCAGGCGCTTCATTCCCTAATGCTGAAGCCATTGCTACAAACATTAATGATTCAGAAGGACGACAAGAAGGAGGCAAAAGCGCGATCGCTTGCAAAAAAGAGGCTTGACCGCTTGATTTTGCAAGTATTCCTTTTAGTTCGACTAATCCACCTGGATGCTTCCTATAAGAAGGGGTTGCAAATCCAGCCGCACCAGTCCACTTTCCCCAACCATTTAAATAGACAAATTGTGTCCAGGGTATAGAACCTGATAGCGCGATCGCTTTGTCAATATCCAATGTTAGAGGAATTAATCCATCACTATCAGGTAAATCAATTTTTCTTGCTGCTTTTGGATTCCAGTTTAACGAACCGCGATCGCCAAACTTAAGGCATTTTTGACCAACCCCTAGACCAATTTGAAAAGCATTATTTACGGAACCAATTAAATCTTTCCAAATGCTCATTAGTTAGGATTGCAATAAAATAATTCGACTCGCGCACTACCTGCTGTTGCTCCTCCTGCGGCGTATGTAATTTGCAAAGCTTCTGTTGATGCGTTCGCCGCGATCGCTGGATATATCTCAAATTGAGTCAAAGCAGGCTGCTTTAAATCGACTTGAGTAGAAGCAACATATTTACTAGGCGTTCCAGAAGTCCCCACACTTAAAGTAGGAGTTCCGTTAAACGTGGTATCAATCGTAACTCTGACGCAGTTTACTACTGCGTTTGCTGGAAGCGTAAACATTGCTTTGGGGGAAGTATCACCAAAAGCTAATGTGGTAGTGTCGCATCCAACGCGATCGGCTGTTGAACCTGCACTAATAAAGGATAAGATGCCAGCACCATTTGTTGACAAAACTTGCCCAGCGCTTCCAGCAGTTGCAGGAAATTCGAGTGCAAGAGGAGCTACTTGAGAACTCGGACGACGTAATGTATAAGTATTTGCAGATTCACTGTTGAGAATAACTGTATCGCCTGATATGTCCGCTCGAAGTACTGCGATCGCAGCAAATGCAGCGTTTGCTGCATCGCGAATTCTAATCCTACCTGCGCTTGTTTCGATTGTATTGCCTGTCAAGCCAATTTTAAAAGTTGACAGCAAAGTTCCGACTAAATCTTTCCAAATACTCATTCTATTAGACCTCTAAAATTACAAATCCGTTACCTACCTGACTTGACTATTCCTCACCCAAAACAACAGATGCGTTAAGCATCATGTTAAGTTTATGAGTCTCAATAATTACGTCTGACTCTTCCCCTGGCTCTAAATTCCAAAGCATTGATAATCCAATATCTTTATGCTCGTTCTCTGGCAAGCGACTGCGTACAAGCTCTTCTAGCTTTTCTTTTGCTTGGTTAAAGTCAAGAAGAATATTACAAAGCTGTTTGCAGTTTTCTCGAACATCCTCAATTATTTTTACTTGCTCTTCATCTGGCTGCTGATAACTAAAAATCTTGTCTACATTCATTAGTCTAGACCTCTAGAATTACAAATCCATTACCTTGATTGCACCCCTCGCCTGGTGCGATTGTAAGCTTAATCGAAGTTGACGAAATATATTGAACCATTGGCGAAGTCTCATACTCCGCGATCGCACTAGGATTATTTACATATTTGCTAATCAAGCGATCGCTATTCAAGTCATCCCCAAGCGACAAAAGCGAAGGTACGTTAAAAGGATTTAAAATAACAATTGACGCTCTCTTAATAAATCCTTGAATAGAAGTAATAGTTTTTGGCGTTGCGTCCCCCCAAGAAAAAGGAACTTTAATTCTATTTTGACTATGATTTACACTTGCATTTGGGAATACCGCGATCGCAACTCGCTCTTTGACAACACGTACAACCGCATCTTTTGCAATAACAGTAACTAGCGTCATCTTGTCACCTCTGGCGATACTTCAACCCAACCTTCAAGAATCCGCAACACGTTACCTTCTGGCGATTCAAGCTCTAGATCGTAAACCCAAATATTTCTGCCTGGGATTGCTTGTTCTCTTTCACTTGTGCGAACTTTCATTTTAGCTGCTAGCCAGTTTAATACCTTTGTTTGCGCTTGCGATAGAAAGGGTTTGACTATTGTTCCTGTTGCGTTGCCTCCAGTTGATAAAGCAGCACTACCCAAAATTAAAGGAGCAAAAGAAAACGTTGCTTTCACTATTCCCCCTTCTTCTGCATAGCGATCGCGTATTTGTCCGCGTGGTGTCCATCTTGTAAAATCTCCCTCAATTACAATTGTCAACCAGTCAAATGTTATGCCTTGTTCGATTGCATAACGATTTGGATAATTATCAATATTTGTTAGATGGAAAATTGCCGAACTCATAAAACCTCAGAGTTGACTTAGAGAAAAGTTTCCCTAAGTCATTGGATTAGTTGATCGAGGGGTACTCTTAAAAGCGTAAAACTAATTAAACATCCTGCAAGACTGCCATCAGGATACCAGTCTTGCTCTGTTCTTTGAAAGCGAGTCATGACGCATGGAGAATGCGATCGCGCACCCCAGACAAAAGCGAGTACAGGCGGTGCTTTTCCTTTTTCCACAGGCTTAAGGAATGCTGCAAGCTCATCAATATACTTTTCAATAAGCCTTGCTTGTCGTCTAGCAGGCTCGTCATTTTTGTTTGCTGGACTAATTATACTCCTTCCAGATATAGGTAAGTTGTTAATTGATAAAGTAAGATTCTCATTATTTCGCCATTGAACAAATTGCATTTCTGTAGCTGGAGAATTTGCAGTTGCATAGTTTGCAGCCGTTTCGTAGTTGATTTCAGTTGGCTGCAATAGAAACTTCCAGGAGCCTTTGCCATCTAAGCGCGAAATACCCGCGTAAGTTGCTTTGACTCGCTGAATAGTTGGCAATGTTTTAATGACTTCTGGATTCATGTAAATCTCAAGCTAATCTAACGTCTAACTCATTGGTAAGAGCATTTTCTATAATTGCGATCGCAGCCATTGCAATCTCCTGGGGCGTGCCAGATGGAAGATTCATTACAATCGATCCGGAATTAAAGTTTACAGTTGAGCCTGATGTTTTGCTTCCCCGAACTAAATTTGACATTTGTTGAGGATTTAAAATGAACTCGCTAGAATTCGCAATCACAGGTTTTGCACCTGCGGGGGCATTTCTCATCTCTTTGCTGATAGCTGGGAAATAGCCATCAGCAGCAGTAGGAATATTCCCTGCATATTTTGGCAGCAATCCAAGCAAGAATTTAGCCACTCCTAGATTACCGTTAATTGGAGCAAGAGGAGTAACGCCAGGCGCAGAGCCTAAACCGCGAGTTGTTGATTTTGCACTACCATCAACGCTTGAGTCGTCAATCAAACCAGTCGCAGATGCAATTGGTCTAAGTAAATTTTTGACTGCGTTGACTGCGCTACCGATTAAATTAAAAATGAATTTTGCACCGGATACAAGAGTGTTTAAAACGGGTGCAACAAATAAAGCATTGATTCCCTCAACAACCGCGATCGCTGGTGCTGCAAGTCTTCCAAGAACGGGTGCAATAAATAAATCGTAAACAAATTTAGGAATACTTGACACCAAATCAACAACTAAAAAAGCTGCATTTTTTAGAGATGAGATTAAAAAAGATAGCAAAAATTCGCCAGCGAACAAAATAAGCCCTGGTAAATTCCCAATTATTCCTTTAGAAATTGAGCCAATAATCCCAAACAGGAAATCGCTAGCCCACATCCCTGCCTTTTGCCCTAATCCCTCAATATCTCCTGTATTCAAGCCTTTTAGCGATTCTGCAACACCTTTTAGCCAATTATTAAAGGATTCAACGCGATCGCGAACTGGAATCATCACATCTCCAGTAATCCCCAGTATTCGCGCAAGTTCCCAGAAAATACCGTCGTCCCCAATCACTAAATTAATTGTGTCATTAAGCGAAGTGAGTACGCTTTGATATCCCTCAACGTTAGGATTTAAATCGCGCTGAATGCTAAAAATTCCCACGTTTGGATCGAACAATCGATCTGTAAACGAAGATAACGTAGACTTACTTAGTTTTTGCAGCCTTGCTATATCATCGTCAGAGATTGCGGATTCTAGGGATTTAATTAAAATATTGATGCGATCGCTCAACGATACATCAGCAAAGCTTTTTGCACTAGAATTAATCGCTTTAAGATTGTCAACAAGTGCAGATTTTAACAGCGTGTTATCAGCAAAGAATTTATACTGATTCAATCCACGGGGTCCGATAGAGCCTGCAACATAAGCTGCGAGTGCTGCCCGTGTGTCGCGAATTCTAGTGTTGCTCAATTCTCCAAGCAATGCAGCTTTAGTGCTTGCATTTAACAATGCATCGCCTATCTCGTTTGCTGTTTTGCCAACTGTTTTCAGTCCTAGCGCAAAGTCATCCTGAATTGTTCTACTGATAACAGAGATATTCTCTGCGCTTGTTGGCAAATCCCGACCAAGAATACTTACTTGTTCGTAAAAGTTCTTGACGTATTTTGCTGCATCGTTGTACCCCAGTCCTAGCGTTTTTGTAGCTGTTGTGATTGCGTTCAATTCCTCCGCTTGTCTATCCAGCCCCGCGCTTAAAGTGTCATTTAAAGCAGATATCCCTGCTCGCGCTGTATTGATTGCACCAGCGATCGCAGCAGTTTGTAAATTTGCATACCCCAGCGCGTTTGCAAGACTATTTCCTAGTCCTCCTATTCCTCCGTTTGCTCCTGCCGCTGCGGCTTGTAATCCGCGCAAATTCTCACCAACGCTCTTAAATGCAGCTTGGGTTAAATCCCTTGCGATTAATAAAATTTCTGCAACTTCTGACATAACTAATCACTTAGAGAAACTTTTCCCTAAGTCGTGAATTGGATTTGCAAGTAACACCAACAGGGTAAAAAGTTTTTTGCGAGTTTTTCTACCAAAGAGCGATCGCTCGTATTGGGTGCGTAGCTAGGCGGGACTTGGATTATCCAAGAAAAAGGGTCACTCCCCAAAGGATTATTAAGCCTTGTTACGCCCAAAATAAATCCGCTACTAGGAACTAAAGACGCATTTAAATTAAAAAGTTGAAACAGAAAAGGTAATATTTTTTTGTTGCCTCGATTTCTCCAGATGTAATCAGTGTTTGCCAAAAGCGATCGCTTGACATCTACTTGCCAGGATGCGTCCCATAAATCGCCCCAACCACCCCAACGCGCAAGCATGTCGAGCCATTCAGGAAAACAAGTCTCAGGCTCTAATCTATCTGTTTCGTAGTAAGCAAGAAGAACGCTCCAAAATTGGAATCCTTCATCAATCCCTGCTGTTAGGGCATTTGCAATTTCTTCCATCTCGCTGCGATCGCGATAACATTTAGGTAAACTATTAACGATCAAGTTTTCACTCATGGATGTTTCATTTCCCCTGTCTTACAATAACTACGGCTCTTTACAACTTGTTGACGGCAGTAGCAAATACACTTCGCAGATTAAACATCTACTAAACACCGTTGTTACTGAGCGCTTACTTTCTCCTAACTTTGGATTTCCAATCGACTTGCTTTACAATCTGCCATTGCCTGATTTAGTTGCAGAAAGAATTAGACTTGCGATCGCTCCTTATCTTCCAATTCCTTTTGCTGTTAAAATCAATGCCCCTGTCAACGGAAAATTAGGGATAGAAGTAGCAATCGGAGAAGAAGAACCAGAGGTGATAATTTACGACTTGCGATTATTCGCTTGATTCGTATCTGTCCTTCATTTCTTCGTTATACCAATTTAGAGTGTTTAGCATAAGCTGGATTATTGGAATTGGAATATCATTCCATTGCTCGTAATTCGTGAAACTCTTATTGTTTAGAAGAAATACCATTTTTAACCATTCATCATTGCTCGCGTTGAGCAAAGCGAAAGTTGGCAGAGAAGAATTTATCATAAGCAGCTTGCAAAACCATGCAAGCTTTGTCCCTACTAGGTTCTAGCAATTCCAACGAAGTTATACCATTGCGATCGCCCCATTTAGTTATTACTAAAGCTAAAGTTTTTTCTAATCCATTTTCGTCACCTTGGAATTCGCGAAGGGTAGAACGATCGCGTCTTGTCACAGCGCGTATATGCACTTCGACGCTTTCTTTGCCATAATTGTCAGGGATATTATGAATAATCAACTTCCCTTCTTCTTCGTCAAAATCGTAAATAATTTCCGCAGTTGCCATGTTCAATTATGCAGTTACAACAACTCCTTCACCACCTTGGACGCGCTGAACATCTTCAGTTGAACCAATGCCATTGAAGGATATTTGCAGTTTAACATCTGCTGCACTATTACTTGCTTTATCAAATTCCCCGTATTCTAATCTCAACAGTCGTACACCCGTTAGGATTGTTACTAATTCACCAATTTGATGAGTTGCAACAAGGCTACCGTCTTTGCCCTTTGCACTGTTGTAGAGCGATCGCAAAGTAATAAACTGCGGCTTGCTCAATATCCCTGTCAAAGTGATATTTTCATACTCTGTTTGACCAATTAAAAAAGACATCCTGTCAGTGTTTGGATCGTAATATTTATCGCCAACAACGGGAGCTTCAACAATTGCGCTTCCTGACGAGAAAATATATTGCAAAGACTGAATTTCAACTTTTCCTTTTGATTTAGGTGCTGGGAAGTATTTTTCTGCCATTTTTTTATTCCTACTTTAGGACTTAGGGAAACTTTTCCCTAAGTTGTTTAGACATTGCCTGTGGGGATTAAATCAACGTTGATAAGCTCGATTTCAATCATCTCTAAAGTTTCGACAAATCGACAATATGCAGATATCTTGATTCTGCGAAGATTCCTTGGTAAAGCTGTCGTCACAGGTGTCGTAGGCGTGGGATTCGTGGTTGCAGGAGGTGCAACCGGATCGACAGCAGGCGTAACAGGTACATCACGCTCGACAATTCGATAAGCATCCTGCGGCGTGGAACCTGATAAGCCACCATCTGCGTAAGCTTGTTCCAGCAAACTCGTAATTAATCGCAGAACTTCGCCTCTGGTATATCCCTGTGGGTCCGATGGCTCGAATAGCTGAGGAAGTAAAGCGATCGTCAACTGACGAGAGACAATACTCATGGCAACGCGAGTATTGATATTGCTAAATCTTGCTTCCTTTGCAAGCGTCCGCGCACCCCATAGACATTTCCCGTAAGTAGGAATATCTTGACAGCAATTAATACCTTTACCGCGTAACTCATCGTAATCAGCAGGAAGAACGATCGCGTAAGGTTCTGCTTTAGTCCCTTTAACTGGATAACGCACACCAGCCGGAGGATTATAGGGATTATCTCTAAACCTTTGTAGAGCGATCGCAGTTGCAATGACGGAAAGAGGAACAGCTTTATCTTCCAAATCTGTCAACATTCCATAATACAAAGAAGAATGCCCCAAAGGTGAAGAGTATAATTGCGATTCTGTAACCGCTTTAGCAGGACTGTCAGTAGTTGTAGCTGTATTAAAAAAATGTAGCCATCCAAGTTTTACGCATAACGCTTCTGCTTCTGCGTATACAGTTGTTCTGTCGTTTTGAAGCGCAATTGCGCTAAATTCTGGAATACAAACTAGATGCATTTCCAAATCGGATTTATTACCAATTTGTTTGAGCGCATAAACTAAATGTCCTTTGTCTCCAGCAATTGCGATCGCAGGGTCTTTCGCTGCAATAAAGGATAATCTAGCTGCTGGGTAATTACGGAAAACAGCCCGAATTGAAGCAATCAATAAGTCAGATGCCCCTGTGAACTTTAATGCAAAATCCGCACTGTCCGCGATCGCAACTAACTGATTTGCATTAGCTGCAAGCACTGGTACTGCAAAGCCAACGAGACAAATTCGATTGATAGAAGTTGCACTATTGCTAATACTTGGCTGGACTCTTTCAATTATTGATAAACCTTGAATTGCCATATTAAGGTACTTTTGTTACTAATAAAGCGTCTAACTCGCTTAACGTTGTAGACGTGAATATCTCTACACTGTCAACTTTGTCGTCTTCATCTCCTAACTCAATATCAACTCTTAATAATTTTGTTGACTGAAATCTTAGCTCGCATTCCCAAGTCCCATCATCGGGCTTCATCAAGTCGTAGCCATCGAACCAAAGCGATCGCCTTGAATCCGTTTTGTCAGCAAAAGGAATGAACCCAATTAAATAACCAAGGATTTGGTCAATTACCCAGTAAAGCGCGTCAATTTCTTCCCCTTCTGGAAATAAGTTTTGCACTGAGATTTTGACATAAGTTAAATAATTTACTTCTTGAATTCCATTTTGTTCGTCAGGTTGTTGTCCTTTGCATTGAGGTGTAACAACGCTGATGTAATAAGGCTGCGATCGCGCATTTCTTCTTGCTTCCTTTGGCAAAATATTGCTTTTTATTCCATAGGAGATAAGCGCATCGCTAACAGGTTTAATGCGCTCAAGAATGCTTGCATCTATCAGTCTCAGTTCTAGCATCAGCGCTTTTTAGTAAGGATGAATTGGGCGTATCGCTCAAAGATTTTAACAATCTCGCGCAAGTCTTTCTTGGAAAATCCTAAGAATTTTCTTTGGGGAATAAACTTAGTTCCAAATTGATGAAAGCTTGACTTTTCATCATCGCTGACAATTTCCAATTCATTGCCAACTATGCGGACACGAATTTTATTCATCATGTCCTTAGACTCTTGCAACTTCTTAGGGTTTGTTTTTTTAGCCCATGTTGCAGGCTTTAAATCAACCCAGGGAACACCCGACGGGCTAACCTCGCGTTCAAGTCTGTCTAAAGTTGCACTCAATTGATAATCGCGAGCATTTTTAATTGGTGTTTGTAAATTACCGCGTCTAGCAATTTTTAAAGCTCGCTCTAAATCTGTTGCGATAACTTTAACTTGAACGTCCATAAGTCACCTTTTCTATTATGCTGATACGGATATTTGCACCAAAGATTTTGGATGCGATCGCGATGCTATCTCTTGAGATTTCGTCTAGTCGAATCCTGTAAACTTGCCCGTTTACAGTACCTTCACCAGTTAATCCAGAGTACAAATCCTCCAAACATCCTGCGGAGATTGCAGTTACAAACCCCTCATAAGCTTGCTGATAAGTTGCGCGATCGTAATCTGTTTCTGCGGATTTTACAGAAACAGGGTCTAGAACTGCTGTTAATTCTGTTTCGCGATCGCTTTCTAACTTAAATCTCAAATGAGATTTACTAATCAGACTTCCTTTAAACATAGTTTGGGGACTTAGAGAAACTTTTCCCTAAGTCAAGGTGGTGAAACATTTTTGATTAAAGTCATAGACCCCATTACGTATTTAGTTGTTTTGGGTGTGTATGATTCCTGACCAAGTGGGGCAATTAAATTAAACGCTAAGTCCTGCGATCGCTGCATCTCTTGAAGCATTGCGATCGCAGGAGAAAAATCATTTAACTCAGTTTTGTGATGCTTTTTGATGCGGAAGCTATCAGGATTTTGCTGAATATATCGCATTGCAGCAATGTAAACACGATAAACTTTTATTCCCGATTTGAAACTTCCCGCAGTTGCTTCTAGAAGCTCGTTGATAAAGTCAAGATGTGCAGGATTAAAAACTTCCTGTACACAAGGAATCTGCTCAAACTTCCGCAAAGCATCATCAATGTCCAAAGGAAGCTCAATCATTTACGTTTGCGCGTTGGCGTAGGTGCTTCGTCTTCTTCAATCTCAATTAAATCGTCGTCCTCAGTAGAAGGATTTAATTCAGTAGAAGGATTTAATTCAGTAGAAGGATTTAAATTAGCTCCCTCAACAGTAAGCGCGTTTTGAGCTTGTTCTACTTGCTCTTGAAATTCGTCAGACTGCGATCGCGCTTGTTCCGCAGCTTCCAAGAGTTCCGCAAGCTCTCTAGGGATTAATGCAAATCCTTGAGAATCAGGATTATAGATTGTCCCGTTGTACATTTGAGATTCGTTAATTTTGTACTTTACATTAGCCATTGATTTACCTTGTTTACGCTGGTCTATAAACTTTAAGAACAAAGAATGCATCAGGAGCAGTTAAAACAGGCAAACACATCTCGAACGCTTCTGCATACAAACTTTCAGGATAGCGATCGGCTGCAACTACAGCATTCATAAATCGACCGATGCGAGTTTGACCAAGCACTCGTCCAACTCCCATGTAACCAAGGGTATTTGCAAGATTGACTTTTCCTAAAGAAAGAGGGATATCAATCTGTAAACTTTGTTTGGTCTTGCAAGTAATAATAACAGGGTCATAACCAGGTCTATCTAAATAGCCAGTTCGCTGAATATTTCTACTTGCATCGCGATAGTTGTAACCCTTGTTGTATTGCTTCCAACCCGGCAGCCCTTGACGTGCTAGCAATCCTTGGATAGCAGTTTCGTCAACGTTGGAAGACAAAGAAGAAATCTGACTATTTTGCAGAATTACTGCATTATTGAATCGCGTTTTGATTGATGCATTATCCATAAATGCAGCAAACGCAATGTAATTTGAATAAATGCCCTGTAAGTCGTATCCTTTATCTGCTGCAAGCTTTTTAACAGTTCTAAAATCTGTGATTGGATCGTAACTGCCGTCTTGCTTGTACCATCCAGCAGGAGATGCGATCGTACCTCCTGAAATATTTAAGCGCTGTCCAGCATTTGCGTAAACAACAGTTTCAGCGTAGCCGTTTACACCTTTTCTTTGTACTTGCCCATCAATTAGAGATTGAGCGCGATACAGTTCCTTTAAGTCATCCAAAGGGCTAAGAATGCGTTGGTCAATCCAACGTATAACTTCAGCAGCAGCGCGGATATCGCGCAAATTGCTTCCATCTGTGGACAATTGCAAAATGTCCATAATATTTTCATACGTAGCCGCGTCGATTTCGTCAGCTTGGTTAATTACGCCAAAGTTGACATCAAAGAACCCCATGATTTGTCCACCAGGGTTGATAATAGCGGGTGAGTAATTTGTGCCCGCGTTACCAATTACCCGACGATAGGTAATTTGTCCCTCAGTGTACATATTCTTGGGCTTCTGCTGGTCAGGTATTAACTCCGCAAGCATGTAAGGAGAATCATCGGGTCCGAATTGACTCATGGGATTTAGAACCATTTTGTCAATGTCGGAATAACCGTCTTTGCCAGGAGTTTTCAGGGATTTTACGACATCCCCTAATGTTGCCATTGCCATAAAATTATTTACCTATTAAGGATGCAAACTAATTTATTAGTCGATGAATTGATACCAGTTTTCGAGTTTGGCTTTAGTTGCAGCGTTCAAAGCTGCATAGTTTCGCAAACCAGCCCGAAAGACCATTGCACCATGTCTTAAGAGGGTAATTTCTGGAATTGTGCCAACATCAAAGTTATCAAAAGCATTGATGTAATAATCATCCATTGCATCGTTAGCAAGTTTAAATGGTAAATTTGCTACTCTGTCAGCACCCGTCCTGCCTATTAAAGTGCCACTGTACAAAGATTTATATCCGACTCCTGCATACGTAGCTACGTCATTTGCAGCCAACGCAGCCGCGATCGCGCTTACAGTCAAAGCTGTATCGCCTTCTTTTGCTTCTGCTGTAAGGGTTGCAAATTTAGCACCTCCGAAAGTAAGAATTGTCCCAGAGGGGATTTTGTCACCTTTTGCGATCGCACTCAGCAAAGGAATTGAAGTTGCTGCAACTGCTGCGCCTGCTGCGCCAACTGTAATTTTTACACCATCGACAGCTATTAACGTGCTTGCATCAAAGTTAACACCACCTGGAATAGTGTTTCTGTAATCAATTGGCTCTGCTGCCCAGTTAGCATCATTAACTGTTGTAATCGGGCTATATCGTTGTCTTGCCATTTAAAAACCCTCGCGGTTGACTGTTAAATCTCACCACCAGGGTTATCGATTATTTGTTTTTAGCTCACCATCTAGGTTGTTGCTTTGTTGAACCTTCCATAGTTTGCAGCAATGTAACTGCTAGCTTGCGAAGTCGGAGAAGTCGGAGAATTACTACTGCTCCCAGTTGGTAAAGGCGATCGCGTTTCCTGTTGTTGAGTACCTGACTCTGAGGGAAATAACGCTCGTCGTTTCCAGCCCTCTATCCGTTCCAAAAACTCGCTAAAGGCAACTTCTTTGTTGTCTTTGTCCTTAATCGTAACATTATCATCTTTAATAATTACGTTCTCTACTGCAATATCACTAAAAATACTTGCGAACGCTTCATAGTCAGCACCCGTTTTTGCTGCAACATCTCGGAAATGGCGATCGCGTTCATACTTCACAGACAATGCTTTCAAATCGTCCAATTCCTTAATTGTCGCGTCACTATTTGTTTTTAATTCGTCTCGCTCCTTTGTTAATGCTTCGACTTGCGATCGCAGTTCTTTCAACAACTTATCAACGTCTTCGTCACTTCCCGCAGCATCCTTAAACCTTTGCAAAGTTGCTTCAGCTTCTCGCAACTTCCTTCTATACTCCTTCTCTCCATTTCCAATACTTGCAGAGTGAGCCTGGACAGCTTCAAAAGCGTCTGTCCCATTTTCTTGCTTTTTTATCCATTCCAACGCTTCTGCGTAACTCATTGGCATATAATTTTCTCCTAGTTTCACTTAGAGAAACTTTTCCCTAAGTGGCATGATTTAAATAACACGTTTCTCCAAGCTCTTTAATTATGCACGATTCAATATTTTTAAACACCCAGCAAGCTACTAATTACGAGTTAATCAAAGAAGACGGACTAATCGTTGGCAGCGCGATCGCGATTGAATTTGTAATTCATCCAGAAGAATTTGACTACTTTGTCGTTATCCAAAATCTTCACATCAATCCGCAGTTTACAAGACAAGGGTATGCAAGCGCACTTGTCAAGAAAATAATTCGAGACAATCAATCAGCAATAATTTGTCTCGAATGCAAAGCTGATAAGCAGTGCAAAAATCATCTTGACGACGAGCAATTATATCAATGGTATTTGCGATCGGGGTTCGTAAATAGCAGTCCATTCCATGAAGGCGATCGCTGGATGCATCGTCCTGCTAAATCGTTTTAAGTTTTGCAAAGTCCTTGCAATGCAAACTTTTAAGGACTCAGTTTGGTCACGTTCTGCAAACTGAGTTTGGTCACGTTCTGCAAACTCAGTTTGGTCACGTTCTGCAAACTCAGTTTGGTCACGTTCTGCAAACTCAGTTTGGTCACGTTCTGCAAACTCAGTTTGGTCACGTTCTGCAAACTCAGTTTGGTCACGTTCTGCAAACTGACTATATATAAGAGTTTTAAAAGAAATAAATACAAACTAAAGAAATATATAACCCCCCATTTGC